CTCGGTGGCGGACGTCAGGTTGGCCGTCTCGACCGTGGTCACGTTGGACAGGCTCTTGGCGCTCACGTTGATGAGGCCGCCCGCGGCCGCGGTGGTCAGATTGGCCGTCTCGACCGTGGTGATGTTGGATAGGCTCTTGGCATCGACGTTTATCAGGCCGCCGGACGCGAAGGTGGTCAGGACGTTCGTGACCGTGTTGAGGGTCTCGAGCGTGGTTAGGTTGCTGAGGGTGCGTGTGGACATGTTAATGTTTGCGCGGCCGTCTGTGGTGGTGATGGTGTTCGCCTCCAGAGTCGAGGTGGCCAGAAGGCGGATGTCGCCCACGTTGGACAACGCCTTGGCGTCCAGGCTGATGTGGGCTGCGCTTGCGTTTGTGATGGTGTCGACCTCAAGGACGGCCACGTTGCTCAGCGTCTTGTCGGTGACGTCAATCAGGCCGCCCGCTGCGACCGTGGTGATGGTCGCGGTCGACACGTTTTGGGTGGCGACGGTCGTGATGTTGGACAAGCTCTTGGTGCTGACATTGATGTTGTCGCCCAACAGGTTGGTGATGGTGGGCGTGTCGACCAGAAGGACGTTGGACAGGGCCTTACTGTTGAAAGCGATGTGGCTGGCGCGCACATTGGTGATGGCGTTCACATCAAGGGCGTCGACGTTGCTCAGGGTGCTGGCATTCACGTTAATGTCGACCGCGGCCAGAGGGGCGATGCTATCGACCCGGATGGAGGTGGTGGCCAGGAGCGTCATGTTGGACAACGTGTTGCCGCTGACGTTGATGATGCCTTGGGCGTTCGCGGTCGTCAGGTTGGCGATTTCAATAGAGGTGATGTTGCTCAGGCTCTTGGCATCCACGTTGATGAGGCCGCCCGCCGCCGCCGTCGTCAGGTTGCTGACTTGGACGGTGGTGATGTTGGACAGGCTCTTTGTGTCCACGTCGATGTTGGGGCCATCGCTGGTCAGGACGTTCGTGCGAACGGCCGCAACGTTGCTGAGCGTGAGGCCGGAGAAGTTCAGGTGGTCCTTGGTCGCGTTCTCGAACGTTTGCACTTCAAGGATGGAGACGTTGCTCAAGCTCTTGGCGCTCACGTTGATGAGGCCGCCCGCGGCCGCGGTGGTCAGGTTGGCCGTCTCCAGGGTGGTAACGTTGGAGAGAGTAGACGCATCCACGTTGATGATGCCCGACGTGGATTGGGCCGTCAGAGTGACGGTGCGAAGGACGCTCACGTTGCTCAGCGTCTTGGCGTCCACGTCAATCAGGTTGGTGGCGGCCGCGGTGGTCAGCTTGTTCAACGTCGCGGTCTCGGTGGAGACGGTGGTGATGTTGGACAGCGTGCGGGTGCTGATGTCGATGTTGGGCGTGAGGCCGTCGGCGGTCGTGATGATATCGGTCTTGAGCGTGGAGCCTGCGTTGAGGAGCACGTCGCCCAGGTTGGACAGGCCCTTGGCGCTGAATTGGACGGCGGCGGTGGTCACGGACGTGATGTTGGCCGTGTCCAAGGCTTGGACGTTGCTGAGCGTCTTGGCGCTGACGTTAATCAGGCCGCCCGCGGCCGCGGTGGTCAGGTTGGCAGTCTCCAGAGTGGTGACGTTGCTCAGGCTCTTCATGTCGACATTTATGAGGCCGCCCGCCGCCGAGGTGGTCAGGTAGTCGGTTTGCAGCGCCTTGACGTTGGACAGCGTCTGGTAGTTGAAGTCCACATGGTCAGCGGCCGCGTTCTTGATGCTGTCGACCTCTAGGACGGCCACATTGCTCAGGGTCTTGCCATCGACGTTAATCAGGCCGCCGGCTGCCGTGGTGGTTAGGACGGCGGTGGAGACGTTGGCAGTGTGGACCGTGGTCAGGTTGCTTAGGGTGCGCGTGGACATGTTGATGTTGGCGCGGCCGTCGGTGGTGGTGATGGTGTTCGCCTCCAGTGTCGAGGTTGCCAGAAGGCGAACGTCACCCACATTGCTCAGAGCACGTGTGTCCATGCTGATGTGAAGAGCGGACATGTTGGTGATAGTGTCGACCTCCAGCGTGTTGACGTTCGAGAGCGTGTTGTTCACAAAGTCAATGACGGCCGTGTCCTTGTTCTCAATGCGGGGCACATCGATGGAGCCGACGTTGCTCAGAGTGGTGTCAGTGAAGTCAATGTGCGTTTGTGACATGGACGAGGTGATGACCGGCGTGCGAAGGACGCCCACGTTGCTCAAAGTGTTGGCCGCGAAGTTGATGGCGCTGGTGCTCATGTTTTGCACGGTCGTCACGTCAAGGACGGCCACGTTGCACAGCGTCTTGGCACTCACGTTGATGTGGCCCAGAGGCGACGTCAGGTTCTTGGTCATGACGGTGTGCACGTTGGACAACGTGTTGTCCACAAAGTTTAGAGTGGATGTGGTGGCGTTGAAGACGTTTTGAGTGTCGATGCCGGTGACGTTGGACAACGTCTTGCCGTCCACGCCAATGTGTGCTGTGTCCGCCGTCAGGAGCGAGGTCGAGAGAGACGCGACGTTGCTCAACGTCTTTCCGTCCACGTTGATGTTCGGGCCGAGGGTGTAGGTCAGCTTGGCGGTGTCGACGATGGCGATGTTGCTCAGCGTCTCGGCCGAGAAGTTGATGCCGCGCTCGCTGTCGGTGTTGACGGTGTCGACGGTCAGGGTGGTGGTGGAGAAAGCATTGGCCTCGAAGGTGTTGGTGGACAGCTTGTCGATGTTGCTCAGGCTCTTGTAGCTAACGTCAATCACACCGGAGGCGTTGTCAGTGGTCATGGTGTTAAGGCGTAGGAGCGCGACGTTCGAGAGCGTCTTGGCCGACACGTTGATGACGTCGCCAGTGTCCGTGGTGAGGACGTTGGTCTTGACGCTCGTCTTGGCCACGAAGGTGTCCGATTGCGTCGTGCCAGAGACCGTGACCGTGTTGCCCAAGTTGAGGGCGGCCATGGGGTCGGCCTTCACGCCCACGCGGCCGTCTGCCCCGACGACGAATGCATGCTCGTTGGTGGTGCTCTCATATTGCATGAATTGTGTGACATCGTCGTTGTGCACGGCGTGAATGCGGGCGTTGGGCGCCGCATTACCAAAGCCAAGCTTGCCGTACGAGCTGAAGACGACGTTGCTGCCGCCCGGGCCGCTGCCCGACAACTCTAGTGTGTGTTGGGTGGTGAAGTCTTGCTTGATGAGCAGCGCGGGCTGGTTGTCAGTCGCGTTGTTGTACACATATAGTTGAGCATTGGGGATGGGGTCGGGGAGCTCGGCTGAGCCAAAGTCACCGATGGCCATGTTGCCACCGTCCTTGATGTACATAACCACCGTGCCGTCGTCCGTGACCTTCATGATGTCGTTGGCACCGCTTTGGTTCACCATGAGTGCGGGACCCGTGCCGTCGTTGTCGATAGAGAATTGGCTCGTGTTGCACGTGGTTGTCTCGATGACCGTGAACTCGCCGACGACCGTGAATTTGCCAGAGATGGTCAAGTCACGAATGTTGGTCAGGTCGTTCTGGTTGAAGTCCATCTCGCCATTGTATCCCGATGTAGCTGACAGCTTGTCGACGTAGATGACATCGGAGGGAGCCATCCAGATGTCGCCCACATTGCTCAGGCTCTTGCCCGAGACGTTGATAGAGCTTGTGGCGGATGTCAGGTTGGCAGTCTCGACCGTGGCGATGTTAGAGAGCGTAGACTGGTCCACGTTAATCAGACCGCCCGCCGCCGTAGTTGTAAGCACATTCGTGGACACATTTAGCGCCTCGACAGTGGTGATGTTGCTCAGGCTATTTGTTGAAATATTGATATTGGGGAATGCAGGGTCGGCGCTGACAATTGCTTGAACTTCTAGAGTGATGACATTGCTGAGGCTCTTGCCGGACAAGTTGATGTTGCCGCCGGCAGCCGCCGTTGTGATGTGGGCAACTTCCAAGACGTCCAGGTTGCTCAGAGTCGTGGCCTCGGCATCGATGCCGGCGCTCGTCGGACCCGTCAGGCGTTGAGTGATGACACGGTCGACGTTCGACAGAGCCTTGTCCGAGAAGTCAATGGCCGCCGCCGTCGATGTGATAGTCTCCACGTGGAAGGTCGAGACGTTGCAGAGAGAGCGTGCATTGAGGGTAATTTCAGAGATGGTTGCAGAGCCGGCAACGGTCGCGATGCCCGTAATGGTCGTGTCGCCGGTAATGGTCGTCACGCCGATAATGCTCGTGTCGGCGTAGATGTCGACGTTGCTCGTGCCTGCGCCAGTCGCGCCAGTCGAGACCGTCACGAGCAGCTGCTCGTCGGCAACGAAGCGCAACGTATCATCGCTCGCACCCGGGCCGGACTCTGCCGTGATGTATGTCTTTTGGTCCACGCTCTTCACGCCGCCGAGGGAGCCCCACGCGTCGCCCGCACCGTAGCCCTCGAATTGCAGGGTCTCGGTGTTGTAACGCATAAAGCCTTGGCGCGGCGCATCGGGGCGTTGGATGCTCGTGCCCTTTGGCAGCATGATGGCGTCCGTAGCATTAATCGTCAGAGACACATCGGGGGCGGTTGTGCCTAGACCGATGCGGCCCTCTGGCGTGATGCGCGCCGTCTCGACGTTGCAGTTGAAGAAACGGATGATGCCGTCGTTCACGCCTGGCGCCGCCTCTGCGGTGATGTAAGTCTCTTGGTCGGTCGACTTGACGCCGCCGAGCGAGCCCCACTCGTTGCCGGGGCCGAAGCCCTCGAACGTCTGCAGCTCGCTGTTGTAACGCACGTAACCGGCTTGGGGCGCAACCGGGCGCTCCGAGATGTCACCGGCGGGCACCAGCATGGCATCTGTGGCGTAGATGGCCAGCTTGATGTCCGTGGTCGTGGTGCCGATGCCCACGTTGCCGACAGACGTCACACGCATGCGCTCAGCGCCGGCGGTGGAGACGGCAAGGGCGTTCTCCTCGGGCGAGAAGAGACCCGTGTCTTGGTCGGGGCGGAACGTGTAGACCGGGGCGGCCGCAGTGCCGCGGCCTTCCAGCGCGATGCGGTCTGCGTACACGTCCGTGACGTTGCTGAAGTTGTTGTCACCGAATAGCAGAAAGTCGCGGTCGGCCGGCGCTTGCATGCCGTATGATGTCAGCAGCGTATCGTCGCCGGGCGCGCCGAGAATCAGGTTGTCGATGCGCACAGTGCCGCCAATCGCCAGGAGGACGCCCTCCTCCGGGGCCGTGCCCATGCCCATGGAACCATCGGCGTTCATGGTGAAAGCATCGGGGGCGGCATCGCTCGAGAACACGACGATGGGGTCGGTGCTCGCGCCGGCGTTCACGTCTAGGACGGCCGTGGGCGCCGAGGTGCCGATGCCCACGTAGCCGGTTGCGGCGTCCACGGCGAGGGCGGGCGCACCAGTCGCTGTGTCGACTAGGAGGGCCGGCTCCTCGCTGTTTGTGCCCACGACGTGCAGCTTGGCGTCGGGGCTGGCAGTGCCCACGCCAATGCTGCCGTCGCTGGTGACCACAACGACGTCTGCGCTCGTGGCGCTCGGGCCTTGCAGGATGAGGATGTCCTCGCCGGAGTTTTGTTGGTCGATGTGCAGACCGGTAGTGTTGCTCTCAGACACATTGCGGATGTAGACTTGGGCAAGAGGGATGTTCGTGTCAATCTCCTCACCGAAGCTGCCGAACGCCGCCTGGCCGCCGTCTTTGATAAAGAAGACGGTGTTGTCGTCGTCCGTCACTTGCATGATGTCGTTGAAGCCCTGTTGGTTGACAACGAGCGCGGGACCGGTGCCGTCGTTGTCGATGCGGAATTGGTTGGTGTTGCAAGTGGTAGTGTTGAGGACGAAGAACTCGCCGCGGGCGATGATGTCGCCGGTCACAACGAGGTCTTTCACGTTAATCAGGTCTGTGTTATGCATATTGATAGAGGTGCCAGAGGAGGGCATGAGGCTGTCTGTGTAGATAGTGGCGTTGCCGTTCATTTTGACGGCGCCGATGTTGGAGAGCGTGTTGCCCGCGAGGTTGAGCTCGCCATCGAGACCGGTCAGGGTCGTAGTTTGGACGGTGGAAATGTTAGAGAGCGTAGAGCCGGAGATGTTGATGGCGCCGGCGGAGGGGGCCGTTAGATTGGTGGTCTGGACCGTAGTGATGTTGCTCAAGCTGGTGCCCTTCACGTTGATGTTGGGACCCGTGCTGTTCGTCAGCACTTGCGTGTCGAGAGCGCCGATGTTGCTCATCGTGATGCCGCTCATGTTCATGCCCGCGGGGTTGGTAGTAGTGAGCGCATTGATGGTCGTCTCGCCGCTGATGGCGATGTTCTCCACGAGCAACCCCCCCATGTTGGACATCGATTTGCCGTCGATGTCGATATTACTAGAGGGATGTGTGGTCGTAATGCGATTGATATCAAGCTCTTGGTCGCCCGAAGAGTTGACAAGAGTAATGCGACCCTCGATTGTTTCTTGAATGAGGCTGTCGCCAATGTGAATCGTGCTGCCCGCGAGGTACAGGTCACGGAACCGGTACTCGGCGGAACCTAGGTCGAAACCAATGTTCGACGCTGGGCGGATGTGTCCATAGACGGACATGTCGCCATCGATGTCGACCTTGCGGTCACTAATCGTCATTGTACGCGAAATGGTGCTCATTTGCGTTTCCTCATCGCTGAGGATTTGACCGAAATAGAGGTTTGCGTTGCCCGCACCACTCTTGTCGTAGTTGGACGACCCAATAACCGCACCCGTGTAGAGGTTTTCTACTTCGGTGTAGTTATTGGTGTAGAAACGCATGTAGACGTCGTCCGTAGTGGACGAAATCTGCATCGTTTCAGCGATGTTTGAGCCTTGGACCCCGAACGTAACATTGTCGACTTCTTCTGCAAAGAACATTGGGGTGAGAATGTTCTACAAGTCATTTGAGATTAGTTTTGGGCGATTTCATCGGCAATGTGGTAAAAACAAATGGGGTGGGGCGCGGCTTTATGCGGCTTCAGTCTGTATGTACTCTCGGCGCGTTATACTTCACATGGTCCCAATAATCCAAGTCCACTCCAGGTGTAAGAACGCCGGCTTTCTTCCGAATTGCAAGGATTTCGGCTCGATGTTTCTTTGTAGCATTTGCAGGAATTTTCAAGTGGCGGACTTTGATGATTTCAGATGTGGGTGGAAAACGTACATAACCGTCAGCGTCGTAGATTATGTGCGTCCAATCTTCGCTTTTTAGTTTTTCTATCATCACGGCATTGAGCTCCTCCCTTGTCATTCCGATTCGTTGTTCCATGTATTTTGGTGTTTTGGGCGTGTTGGGCGATTGCTTATTTGCGGTTTCGCTGCCACCTCCTCTTGTTGCAATAGGCTTGCCTAGTTCAACATTATATCGAGGCTTAAAAATGCAGATTTCTGGTTGAAACATGCCATTGTGAAAGCAAGATGGCCATTCGTGAGGCGATATATAGCCGTCGAAGCGGTCGCCATATATCTCTGTGAGGGCCGTAACGAGAAAATGGTCCACTTTTACTTCGCCAATGTTGAAGCTATAGCGGTGCTTTGAACCGAAAAATTCAGCCAGTCCCTTGAGTTTTCTTGCCTCCAATGTGTCACTATCGCAGACACCGGGTTGGTTGGTGAGCATACTTTGCTGGGCGGTAAGTGATGGCAACCCTAATGCGGCTAAGCTCATAATTTTCTCCTTGTTGAGTTTTGGATAAAGTTCGTTTATCTTATCCTGAAAATGTATTTGAAACATTAAACTTTGCACATTTACAAGATGCATTGTTTTCTTCGTAGTGTATTGTTTGATAAGATGGCCGTAGTTTTTCGCATGCTCCTCAGTTGTGGAGTACCATGAATACCGGTTAAATGATGGGCCTTCTTCTGGGACACTACTTCCACGATAGAGTAACGATGACTTTGGGAGCACGTACGTGAATATGAGTTCCACCATTTCGTCGCTTTTTACTTCACGACCATATTTTTAACTCTTAAATGGAAAGATTAGTGTTCTATCGAAAACTCTTATTGAAAAGCAGACCGTTCGCAGTAAGAGGCGTCAGCTCACTTCGATATACAAAAACCGGGCGCGCCGAGACAAAATCGGCATTTCTGTTCTCGGGATTTGGAAAGCCGGGATTTACAAGGGAATCAGCTTAATGGAGAGGACGTCCCTTTTCTGTCTTCCGCCGTCCTATCGTCCATTTTCTCAGATATTCTTCTTTTAAAGTTTAGAAAGCAGACCGTTCGCAGTAAGAGGCGTCAGCTCACTTCGATATACAAAAAACGGGCGCCGCAAGACAAAATCTGCATTTCCGTTCTGGGGATTTGGAAAGCCGGACGCCGCAAGACAAAATCTGCATTTCCGTTCTGGGGATTTGGAAAGCCGGACTTTACAAGGGAATCAGCTTAATGGAGAGGACGTCCCTTTTCTGTCTTTTGCCGTCCTACCGTCCATTTTCTCAGATATTCTTCTTTTAAAGTTTAGAAAGCAGACCGTTCGCAGTAAGAGGCGTCAGCTCACTTCGATATACAAAAACCGGGCGCGCCGAGACAAAATCGGCATTTCTGTTCTCGGGATTTGGAAAGCCGGACTTTACCAGGGAATCAGCTCAATGGAGAGGACGTCCATTTTTACGTCTTTCGCCGACCGACTTGTGGTATCTCGAACAAAAACAATAGGCAAACCAGCTCCGTTCGGACACGCGCGGCCGTCTCACAAGAACGCTCACAACCCTTACACAGACTGGTCTCATTTTTGTGCATTTTGACACAAGAACGGCGCGCCCCGAAGGGACGAAGTGCCGCTTGCGGCGAGCGAAGCGACCGAGGCTGTAGTTATAGGATATCAGCGGCACAACGAACACATACACATAGCAGACTAGACTACTTGTTTGTATTTCATAAGAGATGGGTGATTGAGCTGCAAGATGGCAACAAGTACTACAATATAAGCTAGTGTACTTCCTATTTTGCCAGGTGTTGAAAGAGGAAAGGTTGGGTGGAACGTTTTGGAATGCCATACGCCCATACGGTACGCTGTCCAGTTTGTCAGCGGGTCGAGCAACCAACGTGCGCGCCATCCAACAGCATACTCCCATATCTCACAAATTATTGAGATGAGTAGAACGATGTAGTCAATATCTTGAACATACAACCCAATCGTGTAATATATGGCCACATGGCCGAGCGTCCATCCATCAATATTCTCTTTCGTGCAATCGTTGTTCTCGGGGCGACGCGAGACATGGGGTATCGCACATTTCAATGCATCAGGGAGCTCAATCTTGAAGCGCGTAAGTGGGTCATCGAGTAGCGGGTTTTTGAATTGCGGGCGTATTGCAAAATTGTATGTCAACCATATGGCTACCCAAAATATGAGAATGAGCGTGACCCGCTCACACTCTTGCAAACCCAACATAGGTTGCACAACTATTATTTTACTACAAGTAATACACAAGTTATATACTAATGTAAGCAGAAACAATGAAAATCTATCGAGTCTTTTAATGCAACCTATCTAGTTTCGTCTCGAGCGCTTTCACCGTTTGCTTGAGCTCGTGGAAGCCCTCGATGAGGAGGGCTAGGACGCTGTCGTACTGCACTGCAAGGCGGCCGTCTGCGAGCTGCGAGACGGCCGTAGGGAAGCCGCGCTCGACCTCTTGGGCCAACAGGCCCGCGCTCGGAGCCCCGCCGCCGCTCGCGCCTGCCGCCAAGCTCTTTGCATATGTATATGTATAGCCGTGGATTTTGTCGAGCGCAGAGAGGGGCGATTGGACACGCTTGAGGTTGCATTTGATGCGGGCGTCCGAGAGGGTGAGGGCGGGCGTTTCAAAGACGGCTTGGCCCGTCACATGAAGATTGGATGAGAGGAGATGGCTTTCGAAGACGGAGTCGCCTTGCACGCGGATGCCCGAGCTCTTGAACAAGACTTTGGGTTCTGCGGCAACGGGGTCGGCAGGTGCACCGCCGTAGCGAATCTCTGGGGTGATGATGCGCTGTGTGGCCTGAAATGGAAGGAACGCTTGAATGACGGGCTCGAACGTCCCGTCGTCGAGCGTCACTTCTGCGCCCGACATGTAGGTCGTATTTGTGTCTCGGTTTTTCCAATTGAAGTTGTCAACATTGATGTTTTCAAGAGAGATGGCGCCGTCTATGCGAATGCCGCCCGCCACACGCAGCGGAAACTCGGCGTCCGAATTATAGACGCCGATGCCTACTGCTCCGTTGGCGGACACATTGAAGGCGACTTGGTCGTCAGGGCCGTACACAATAAGAGCATCATCTCCATCCCCACGGGGCTTGTCAATCCGGACCGAGGGGGCCGAAATATTGCAATCATAAACGTGGAGGCGCGCTACAGGGAACGCAGTCCCGATGCCGAGGCGGTCGCTGGTGACGGTGGAGCCAATGACATGCAGCTTTTGAACAGGGTTGCGGAGGCCAATGCCAACGTTTCGCGAGCCGCGTATGTAGGGACCGTTGTATAAAGTCGGCAAGTAATGCGCATTAATCAAGTTGTCTTCGTCCAAGAAAAGCACCTTATCGGGCAGTACATTGGTCGCGAGCTTTTGGGTAACGGGGTCAAGGGTTGGCACACCTTGAATGAGCGAGAAGTCGAGGGCGCCTGTGACGCGCAAATTGCCTTCCACCGTGAGGTCTTGAGAAACATGGACGCCACCGGCCACCTCAAGAGCCACGCCATCACGAACGGACGTTGTCCCGATGCCCACTTGAGTGAGGTCGTCCTTGAGGCCGATGCGCATAATTTCAAGCGAGCATTCCGCATCGAAGCCGGCGTAGAATATGTGTTGTGCATTTGCGATGGGCACTTGGTAATTGAGTATACCTGCATTATAGCCAAATCCGACGAATTGATGAAGCGCATCCTGGTTGAAATCTTCGATGACAAAAGCCTTGCGGGCGCCACATACCTCTTCACCGTCTTCATCCAAACCTAGGGGCGTCCTAGACGCGGTCGATATGAAGCGGTCCGCGACGATAACGCCATCAGGAACAACAAAATTGGGTAACTTGGTATCCGGGTCCGCATCGAATCGTGCTAACACCACATCGTCTCTCTGAATTACGAAAAATTCGTTGCTCGCGGATAGTGTGAAAAGATTGGAGTAGGACCCCTCAGTTCGTAAATTGTTCGTAAGAATCAGCCGCGTCTCCGGGAAAGGCGAGTCGAGCACGAGGACATTCGACGACTGGCCGTAGATGTATGTCCGCGTCTGCAGCTCCGTCTCGATGTCAAATGGAGGCGACGGTGAAAAGACGCTCGTCGAAAAGGCACTCGTCGTCATAAGTCTACTAAAGCAAAACGCTACTCTATAGTCCTACAATCTTTTGCTTGGGAGAAAAACAAGATAGTGTCGTGGCGTGTCGTGGCTGAGGGCGGCGGGGTGCGGCCCGGGTGCCGCGGCTCGGGCTAAAGTTCATCGACCGATGGGGTCATGCCAATAATAATAAGCACAAAGGCTGAAAAGGCAAATATACCCCAAGGAACCTCGCTCCATGACCTCTTGGGGGGAGCGAATGACAGCGACTCATCGAGGGGCACGTAGTACTTAGACTTGAGCAAGTTGGGAATGTCGTCATCGTTGTAATGCGCTTGGACGTCTTCAACCGACGTATGTAAGATTTGCTGAATCATTATCTTCTTCAGAGCAGTCTTGCAAGCGTTCGCACTGTGACCGCAGCACTTGGCAATGCGGTGCATGCTTATGCCGTGCTGATACATACTGTACAGTTCGACGAGGTCAAAATGACACCATGAGCGGGCGCTCAGCGGACATTCTGTCGAGGCGGATTGGGAGTGGGTATCGGAGTGGGTGTCGGAGTGGGTGTCGGAGTGGGTGTCGGACTCGGACTCGGTTGGCGAAGAACTCTCGGTCTCGAGAGACACCGCATGGGAGCTTGCATAGGAGTCTTGCTGCTCGGCCGGCACAATCTCTGGCTTCTTCTTCATATTCGTTCTTCTTCGTCTTCGTCTTTAAAGAAGCATAGGCGGTTGCCTTTAAGTCCGCTTATGGGCGCGCGACCGGCGCTTAGCACCGCCGGCCATGGTCGCGACCTGGGTCGTACCATAGTTGTGCATGTAGCCGCCTAGGTTGGGTGCAATCGAATTCTTCAGTGTCGGGTCTAGGCCGGACGTAGGTAGATGAAGAGAAGGGTCGTCATTCGTCGAGAAGGGTTGCGGCATGTTCTTGGGCGAGTTGATGCGGTCCATCGTCTCTTGGCCCAGGGGATTGTGGCCAGAGACGGTGAGGCCGCTCGAGTTGCTGATGATGGCGCCGCGGTCGAGGACGCCGGGAGAGAGCTCGAGGGGCGCAAAGCCGCCGGATTGGGCGCGCGGGGCGGCCGCGAGGGCCGCTTGCAGCTTGGCGATGCCCTTGTCGAGCACTTTGATGGCGGCCTTCATGGAACGCGCATGCTTGGCCGACACGGCCGTATCGTCCGCCAGTGCGCTCATGCGCTTACGAGCGTCGGCCAAATGGCACGCGGCCGATGTAAGTGGAGACTTCTTCGGGGGCATGTAGCTCTTGCTGTCGCTTCTTATACTTACTGCATATTTTTGGAAGAGGAGCTTAGCTTATGGCAGCGTCACCGCGTCGCCCAGCTGATTCGCAGGCGCGACCTCGTCCGTATATGTCCATGGCTCTTTTAGCTCGAGGCGCACAAAGTCGCGCAAGACGGCGTTCATCTTACTCGATAATGCAGCAAATGCCTTGATGCTATCTTGGATGCGCGTGTGTGGGTTGAGACCGTACACGTGTTTGAGGCGCGGCGGCACCACGAAGTAGAAAGAGTACAACAGAGTGAGCGTGCGGTTCCGGAGGTCGTGGAAAAGAGGCAAACCGGCCGATGGGCGGATGCGGCGGCCAAGGATATAGATGTATGTTTTTTGGAGGTGGTCCAGCGTGAGGATTGTCTCTTGGAAGCGCGGGCGGTCGAACATGCGCACCACGCGGAGCTTGTGCATGAGCCGCACGAACTCTTGGTTTTGCGCCATGTATTTGTAGCCTTTTGTCGGGAACTTGGAGATGGGGAAGACGGGGCTGTCGATAGATGGGACGATGACCTCTTCGTGCTCTCGTTTGTTAATTAGGGCAGACGCTTCTGCTGCGGCTCCTGTGGGCGGCTCATTCAGTTTGGACTCGATGTATGGATAGGCCGCTAGTGCAATGACCGCGCTCGCTATGACGACCCCAAGGACGTGCGAAGACGAGCGCATGAGCTGGGAAACGACGCTCACGCCTATGACCACGAGGGGCAAGATGCGGGCTCCGTTCATGCGTGCTATCTTTCTAGCTCTCTTACTCTCTTACTCTCTTACTTGTTTGCAATAAGTGAAAAATGTGAAAAAGAACGGAGCGCTCTCACGCGGCCGAGTCTATGAAGTACAAAACGAACGCCAAGAGAATGAGCCAGATGCCGACGTAGAGACGGCGGGGTGGGGCGGTGAAAATGACGAAGAGCTTGCGGCGGAAGGACGTCTCGCTCATGTAGTGGCGGTCGGTGATGACGCGCGTGAGGTCATTGAGGATGTCGACGGCCGTCTGAAGGGTGCGGCGCATGATTTCGCCGAGCGGAAGCTCGAGGAGCTGGGCGTTCGGGCGCTCCGACCACGGCTTGCGACTCGGGACTTCTTCGAGAAAATTGGTCATCGTCTCTATCGCCTTTTCCTGCAAAAATGGGTCGTCGCCCAACTTGGCGCGTCCGGTCGCGCTGCCAAGAGAGTCGTAAAGGGCGTCGATGGCGCTCTTGTTCATGGTTTGCTAGTGTCTTAGCCCTACTCACAAGTTAGATTTTGGATTTTGTCAAATCTTGTCAAATCTTATCCGTCATGTCTACCTCGCCAATCATGTGGCGGCGGCAGCAGGTTCGCGTGAGACCGAGCTTGTTGAGGAGGGCGCCAGTAGGGACGGGGTCAAAGTGTGCAAGGGCGCCCGCCGGTGTGGGAGTGCCGGCGGCCTCGGCGTCCGAACGGAGCTTTGCCGCCTCTTTGATGTACCAGTCGTACTTGTCCGCGAGCGTCTTTCCACATGTGAAGCAGCGAACGGGGATAATCATGGTGGGGATTTGTTGGACACTACTTCCTGTATGATGACGCGACTTATCTTTAGGTCCAAGGTCGTTTTTTGGGCTGGGTTGGATGTGTGAGTTTTGCTTAATCCAGAGCGGATGGGCGCTCCAAATTGCTTAATCCAGAGCATCCATGGCATTATCGTGGTCTTCACCTTGCCACAAAAAGTCGCCTTCGCCGGCGGCTTGTGCAGCTTCGTCTGCGCCGACAAGAGCGTCGGGAGGACCCACATTCGTTCGGGCCGCTTCCTCTGCGTCGGGTGCCTCGGGTGTGTCAACGGGCATGTCGGGAGCATCTTTTGTGGAAATGTTCACAACACCGAGCCGATTCATTTGTGTGAGAAGTTTGCGCATTTCAGGGTCCTTGCTGTTGAGCTTGTTTAGGACGGCCGCCTTTTGGCGTTCGCGAAGCTCGCTTATTTTGTTGTTGAGCATGTCGGGAGTTGCTAGAGCGGCGGCAAAGCTCTGCAAAAGTGGCGCGGCGCCAGTGCCGGCCTTTTGAGCGATGCCGGCGATAATCAAGCGAGCCATGTCAAGCACGCGCTGCTCCTCGCGCTCTTGCAATGCGACGCCTCTTAGGGCGTAGAGCGCAAGAGCGGCGGGTGAAGGTCGTGGCTGTTGCGAAGGCGGCGACAAGGCCGCGAGCTGCAAAGCAAGCTTCGCAAGAGCGGGCAGCTGAGCAGAGTTGAGACCGTCCATCCATGCGGCGTACGCTTTCGGCGTTCTTGAAGCACGCGCAACCGCTTGCATGCGTTCTTCCACATAGACTTGGATGTTGGACGCCGCGACCGGTGGCAAAAAGCGTCCCAATGCTTCTTGAAACAACGCGAGACCGGCGTTGGCGGCTGGGGCTGTAGTGCCTTGGTTGGGCGCTTGGTTGGGCGCTTGGTTGGGCTCTTTGGACGGCTCTTGAAGTTGAAGAAGGGTTAGTACCGGCTTTTGAAGGACGAGACACGTGTTGGGGCTTTCTTGTGTCGGGACGGCGGTCACGTCTTTGGTGGGATGGTGTGCCATGACCAAGTACATGCCTATCGCGGCTTGACCGGCCTCACGCTTCGCCTGGCTCTCTTTTGCTAGTGCCTTCATTTGAGAGAGGAGGCCGCGCAAAGGACGGTGGGCGTGGAAGTCCGCATAGGCGCGGAAATCGTTGCCAAGAGACTGTGCGCAGCACGCGGCCGGCGCATGCGACGATTTCCGGTAGACCCTGGCTATGAGAGTGTCGTTGCTCATGGCCATGATTTTGGGAAGTTGTAGCAAGCCTGCTACGAAGCGGTCGACGGTGCCGTTACCTTCGAGGAACTTCTTCAGCTCTTGTTGTTGTGCCTTGAGCGCCTCTTTTTGTGCTTGGAGCACCGGCTTGAGGGCGTCGAACTGCTCGCGGAGGGCCATGGTGCGCTCCGGGTACATGCTGTCGGCTAGGTCGCCAATGAGCGCCACGCGTTGTTCGGCGCTCGGGCTCAAAAAGTCCGCGAAGACCGGGCTGCGAGGGGCCATGGCGGCAAGCAAGTACATGAGAGTGCCGCGGCCGCGAGTCCGCGTCATGGGCGGGCCGTGGAAGCCCCACATGCTCGCGGCGGCCGTCATAGAGGGAGGCGGCGCATAATCCAAGAGACGCCGGTCGGCAAAGGTCTCTTGCAGCTCGACCGTCCATGTGGCGAGGGCCTTAGAGAGGACGTCGATGGCATTTTGAATGAATATGTTGTTCACTTCGATGAGGGCGCGCTTCATGAGAGGCGTGTCGAGCCATTCTTCTGCTTGTGTCTCTGCGCCGTGTGGCGGCTCGAGGAGGATGGCGAGTTGCTCGTCTGGCATTCCAGGAATGCGCTCTTGCAAGAGAGAGAGGCGCGATGGGATGTCGGTGTGCGGGAGGATGAGAGACACGAGGCCGTCGAGGTCAACCGGGAGGCGCGTCCGCGTGGCAATATCGCGCAGTTCGGGGAGGACGATGCTGAATACTTCGCGTTGGGCAGTTGGGCAGGTGGGCAGTTGGGATGGGCGTTGGGGCCCTTGGGGCGCGTCGTGCCCTTGGTGCTCTTGGCGCTCTTGCTGCTCTTGGTGCTCCTGTTCTGCAAGCTCGGCCTGCGCTTGTTGCTGCTCTTGATGTGTGAGTGCGTTTGCGATGGCCGTGGCGCTCATGTCGATGCCGGTGATGGCGCCCGTGTACCCAGATATGTCGTCGCCCGCCTTTGCCTGTTTCTCATCGCTGAATGCCGGGAAAGCCGAGTCGGACGGGTCGATGGTGGCGACATGTTGCATGGAGTGGAGCGTGATGTCGAAGCGCGCGCGGACGGCGGCGAGGGTTGATTTCCACTGGTCGCTGTGCTCGAGAGCCTGATACGCCGTTTCGAGGGCCGCGCGGGCGTCGGCCTTCTCTTGATTTTTGACAATGTCACGGTATGCTTCGACGAGCGCATTGAGGGACCCGGCCTCATCGGAATCGCCGGCGTCTAAATCAACGGCATCGGCCAGCGATTGAGGGTTGAGAGGCATGGGTAGCATGGATGAGAAGCCAGCAATGGGCGGGTCCATGCCGTCGAGGCGGCGCTGTATCTTTGATAGGACGGCTTCGAGCTTGTCGTCGGTGGGCCGCAATTTTTCAGCGGCGATGTCGAGGGCAGCGAGAAGGGTCGGAACGTTCGGGAGGGTCGGCAATGGTGTTGGGGTGGAGGCGCGGGGGCGGGGGCGCGCGCGCGGCCGCTGTGCTTGCGGCCTTTGGCGCCAGTCGCTCGACAGGCGTTTGAACTCGCGGGCGGTGAGAGTGGATAGAGAAATGCCGTTCTTATGAAGATATGCATGCAAGTCGTCGATGCTTTCCATCTCGGGTATAGTTGCAAGCACGCGCTTGCGGCGCTCACGCTCTGCTGTGGCGAGTTGGGTGCGCCACGGAATGTTTTGCGTGATTTGCGTGATAGGCTCAGGCTCTTTGCTTAGCCGAAAGCCGATAAGGGGGACTTTGAGATTGCCGTGATGACGGGCATCGATGCCTATAAGTTTAATGGTGCTTCGAGTGAGAGTCTCAAGCTCGCGCGGCGGTTGCAAATCTTTCAAATTTGCTTGTTGGGCGTTTGCCCTAGCATTTTCGCTGGCGTTTCCAGAGGGCGCATAAGGAAGGGAAGCGCGCTCAAGCTCTTTTAGCCGTTGTTGGACGTCTTGGATGGCGAGAATGCGCATGTGGGCGTCCACCTCGTCTTGTGGCGCATCAGCCGGCGTCCGCTCCATGTCGCATACGAGTTGGAATTGTGAGAGCAAGGCTTTTTGATTATTTTTGCTAGTCTCGATGACGTCGCGCCACGACTTGGCGATGCCACGCGCCTTGTCTGGCGTCGGAAAGAAGTCGAACGCGTAGTTCATGACGTCGGAGTCCGTGACGCCTAGAAACGACGGGTCGCGCTCTGCCATCTCGTCCACGCCGACCAGGTCGTGAATGCGGAGAATAGGAAGGGCCTCATCCACGTACTCGAGGTCACTTGGCAGGTTGCTTGGTGTGTCGCTTGGGGCGTCACTGAGGGTATCCTCTTGCGGTTCTTGGTCTTGCATGTCTCGTTGAACTTGGACACCAGGGTCTTCTTCGTAAAAGTCAGAGTCTGCTTCGTCTTCCGAGTCCTCTTCTTCAGAGTCTTCCGAGTCTTGCTCTTCCATGTCCCTCCCTTCTTCACTCTCTTCTAGTGCCCGGTCTTCATCGCTATCTGCCATTGCCAATGTGGCCGCCTACACAAAAAATAGAAGATATTTGCGATATGTAATGCTTAGAGGCTTGTCTAGCTTGTCAAGCTTATACTATGCTTATTGAGATTGCCGAATATGCAGACATAACAGACGTTGCAAACATCGGTCTATTCAAGTACATAAACGATGCTAAGCTAAAGGAGCAAAAAGTCATAGTGTATGCGGAACTCACACCAAAGGAACGGCTTTTTATGTTGGAATGTACATCACCAACTGCGCAATATAGCGCTGTGCTGAAATCACCAAGTGATGCGACATCTACGATTTCAAGGTTGTACTTTATGGAGCTCCAAAGCAAATTACCAGACAATGTTGAAGTACGATATTGCGACATTCGAGATTCATATCCGTTTGCAGCTTTGAATTTGATGCATAAACATTTGCATAATAAAATGGCTCACATTTCACCAATGTTAAAAGCCAGGTATATGGACCCGGAACAACGTGTAAATTTCATAATAAGCAAAGTTCGGCAGCTTGAAAACGCAATTACCGAGCATTTACGAAATAGTGAAGAAACGGCGAATTTTTGGATGTCACTTGTTTCACCCGACATACAACTACCAGAATGGTACATGGACATTGTCAGCAGTATATTTGGTGTTCAAGAGAACCTACTCAAAGTTCTTTTGAAATGTATGCAAAAAGAAGACCCTGCGTATTATAAGCTTCTCATGGACCTATATCTCGAAGTTTCGCAAAGGTTCATTGACCATTATGAAACTGAAAGTACTTTCAGTATGCTTTATTTGATGCAAGACATTTACATGATTGCAAACTACATCGGCTCGTACAAAAATGCTCATCATGTTTTTCTATCTCAAAGTACTACACCGTTCATAAAGAAGTATTTACAAGCAAAAGAAAAGATAGGACGCAACGCATGATTGGCAATCAATGTAGAGAAGTTTACTTTGGTGCAAAGTCCATCCATGCTGCTTTCAGACCCGTGAGAACGCCGTGAATGCGGTCGACGTGCGTCCTGAAAATGGTCTTGTACGCATCTGGGGTGGCGATAGCGGCAGCTTGCTCTTCTTCTTTGTTTTCGTTGTTTCCATCATCAATCACCAGGCGCAGCACCATGGTGGGGTCGAGAGGATGGGGGCAACAGTAGCCCACATATGACAGTGCGGGGATGGGTTGCTTGCCGCCCTTGCGGATGGTCTCGTTGTAGATGAGAGACTGCAGCAAGTTGCCGAGGGTGTCGTCCTCGTTTTTGAAGACGAACTCAAAGCCGGTCATGCCGTTTTGGGGCTGGCGCGTCGTGAGGAAGCCCACGTCAATCTCTTCGTTGTTGATGGCGGCACGGACGCGCTCTATCTTGCCGAGAAGGACGTCGAACGCCTTCTCCATGATTTGCTTGGGGGTGAGGGCGACCTCGCTCTCGAGCGAGAACTGGATGCGGGTTGGGTCGCCGCGCCTATTTTTGAAGTATGAGCGCTCTTTGTCTAGGACGTTGGCGGCCGTGGCGGCAACTTCGGGGTCGACGACGAATTGATAGGTGCAAAGAGAGACGGGCGAGAAGCCCGCATGCTCGCGGGCCGTCGAAAGGACGGGGAGCGCGGTGAAGGCGAGACGCTCATTCTCCCGAAGACGCGTGATGAGAACGGGACTGCCCGTTATCTTGTCGGCCGGAAACAGGCGCGTGGTCTCGCTGTGGGGCAGCGGTTCATCGTTTTTGAAGATTTTGAAGTCGTGTGTCGTGACATTGACTTTTTGGCCGTGGGGTGCAGAGACGTCGAGGTCGAAGCGCCATGCGTCCGGACCTTCCGCAATCTCGGCCGCCGTAAAGTGGACGGGCAACATGCCGACGCGATGCGAGATGATTTCGTTGTGCAGCGGGCCCGTGTTGTGTTGGATGTCGACGGACGGGACGCCCGTAGCGCCGTCGGCCGTCGCCTCTTCGCCGCGGAAGCCCATGTTGGTGATGTCGGTGAGCATGACCCGGCGGAGGGCGTTGGCAATCGCGAGGTCGACGTCAGTCATGGTCCATTCGTGTCGGCCGGCGGGGTCGCGCGGGTCGTGAGTGTAATTCTCAAAGACGGACATGGTTGATATAAGTGATGTGGTTGGTTGCTCTATACCTGCTACAAGTCAGCCATCAATTTTTTAGATGGGGGCTGGGCGCTCATGGGGCGGGGTGGCCGGTTGCCCCGTGCGTTTGATTCTCAAACCTGAAAATCCGCGAATCGTGTAAGGCAGGGCAAATGATTCTCTTTTTCAGTGATTATTGTCATCACTGCAAGATGTTGATAGACAGTGTAAATCGACTAGACGCGAATAAGAGTATTAAACTTTATAACATAGATACGTATGCGAGGCCGGCGCGCATTTCGAGCGTTCCTGCACTGTTGCTCTTACCGGGACGCGAAATACTGTACGGGAGGCAAGTTTTCGACCATCTACTGCTTCCGGGGCGAGGTCTGCTTGTAATGGGCGGTGGCAGTGGAGGTGGCAGTGGAGGTGCGGCCGCGGGCGGTGGCGGTGCGGCCGGCGGGGCCGTTGGCGGGGCAAGTGCTGGAGAGCCGATGGGATTTGCGTCTTCGAAGGCACAAACGTCCGCGTCCTTTGCCTCGATTGCCTCGCTTGATGGCAAAGATGAAGCGAATCCGCTAGGGTTTCAACCTGATTCATGGGCATGGATGGGCAGTGGCGGAGGCGCAGACGGCGTGGCGAATGTACCCGTGCCTGCTGTTGGACCCGCGGCACCAGGGGCATCGGGCGCTACGCCAGGTGGGCTGTTCAGTGTAGAGACGCGCGACTTGTCGGGCAAGGCACTTCCGGAGATGGCCGACATCATGTCGCGTCGGGAACAGGATTTAAGGATTCTAAGTTAAGATTATGCTAATTGGTGATAGGTGTGTGTTAGTCATGAGCGTTCTTGACAAATTCAATAGGACGTTCGCGGAGTTTGTGGACGACCTGATTGGAGTCTTTCCCAACGACGCCGAGTTTCGTATGGTGAAAATTGCCATCATGGGAATGACGATGGCTGCGCCCAATATGTTGCACGAGAGCTTTAGCAAGCGGGTCGTGGTGCCTTTCGGCGATAAGATTCTGGCACGCGACGAGGGGTTTTTCTTGGACGCGGATTATACAGAGCACGTAACAGATGTTGACGGCGTGGAGTCGCCCGAGGAGGCGGCGCGCCTCGTTGACAAGGTGAAGCACATGTATCGGAAGATGGGGCCTGATGACCAAGCCGTTGTTTGGAAGTACATGCGGGTGCTAGTGCTGTTGGCTAAGAAGATTGGTGTTTGAGTTTGGAGTTTGGAGTTTGGAGTTTGCGTGATTAGGATTTAAAGAGAATGGGGGTCGTTCTTGTTAGAATATGCAACAGCAAGAGCAAGACACGGCCGCCAACAACGCCTATATCTTCAACCAATACTACATCGAGCTGCTGAAGGTGTGCAAGAACAATGCCAAGTCGGCGAAGGACCGCCCTGGGTCGCGTGGCAAAATGGCGCGGGACGTTCTTCGGGCCATCAAGAAGCACTACTCTTCATTCGACAAGATGAGTCCCGAGCACATGGCGTTCTTCAAGGCCGAGGTTGGTGAGGCGGCGGACCGCTTTCTGGTTGAGGGGGGCGAGCTTGAGGCCGTGATATCGGGTGAGTGGTTCCGGGACATCACTTATGAGCAAGTGAAGGCGTTCGGCAAGGATTTGCTGCAGAACTGGACGATTCTGGGTCTGCTCATTCGCGAGGGCGTCGAGGGTACCAAAGTAGTCGAGGTATCGCGCAAGATGGCGGACGCTGCAGAGTTCGAGGCGGCGCTCGAGGCTGCTTTTGGCGGTGCGGAGCCGGCGGGCCTGGTGGGCACTGATACAAATACAATTGCCAAGGCCGCCCTTACGCGGCTACGGGCGTCTTACGTGGCGGAGGCGAAGAATGGGTCGAATGCGAATGGGTCGAATGCGAATGGGTCGAATGCGAATGGGTCGAATGCGAATGGGTCGAAGACGGCTTCTCCCATCCCCGGCCTAGATGGCATTGAGGACACCTCTTTGGGCAAGCTCGCGAAGGAGATTATGGAGGACCCTGAGGTGCAATTGCTGCATGCAAGCCTAAAGACGGCAATGGACGGCGCCGGCGGTGATGGCGGTCCGGAGAACATTATGAAGATGTTCGGGAACGGCGAGTCGGGCAACGACATTGCCAAGCTCATGGGGACGGTGTCTCAGAAGATGATTCAAAAGCTGATGAGCGGCGAGATTAAGCAAGAGACGTTGCTGCAAGACGCGATGTCGTTCGCCGGCAAGCTAGGCGGCGGGATGCCCGGTGGGCTAGATTTGTCGAGCATTGGCAACATGTTGGGCGGTCTCGCGGGCGGTGCGGGCGGCATGGGCGGCGGTGGAGCAGGTGGCGGCTTTGATTTCTCTAGCATGCTCAAGGCGTTTGGTGGCGGCGGCGGCGGTGGCAGTGGAGGTGGCAGCGCAAAGAAGGCGGAACGGGCTGCTCGTGCCGCGGCTGCGCGCACTGGGACTGCACGCGGAGGTGCAATGCGGGCGGCAGAGAGGGGGCGCCGGAAGTTGGCTGAGCGCACTGCGGGCAACGAGGCGGCGGGCAAAGAAAAAATGTAGACGGCTCTGTAGAGGGGGCCAATGGCAACAATTTGGTACAAGGACTTGCCCGGCTGGTTTACGACTGAAAACTACTATGTCGTTTTGCCTATGGACAACATGAGCATGGCTGAGAAGTTGAATGCGCTCACGCGGTTCTTCGTGTACTTGGGCGTCATTCTAGCGCTCATTACGCTGAACTACAAGTATGTCTTCTTTGGCATCGTTGCATGCCTGCTCTCTGCTGCTATGTTTGAGTTCGAAGAGAGGAAGAAGGCGCGGGCCGAGAAGTTCTTGGATGAGAATAATCTGGCGGTGCACGATAGCAAGCTGTGTGCGCGGCCGACGATGGATAACCCGTTCATGAACCCGGACCGTATGGCGGCGAGCTCGGACCGCGAGCTGCCGGCGCAAGCTTGCAACACAGACAACGCCGGCGTTCAAGCGAGCATGTCGGCCAACTTTGACGCCAAGTTTTACAAGGATGTGAACGACATTTGGGGACGCAATGCATCCCAACGGGAGTTTTACACCGTGCCGTCGACGGTTTTGGGGGGAGACCAGGCTGGGTTTGCTAAATGGTTGTACGGGACGGGTCCGACTTGCAAAGAGGGCGATGGCTTGACCTGCTACAACAAGTTGCCGAACGTGAACGATGTTACAGGAGGCATTCGGGGTTGACGGGAGCGGGAGCGGAAGCGGGGGAGGGGAGTGTTTCTAACGAAGTTGGGCACACGTGGCGGAGCGGTTAACGCGCGACCCTGCTAAGGTCGTTCCCTATGGGAGCGCAAGTTCGAATCTTGCCGTGTGCGTTATTTTTGTTTTTATGACGTTATAGGAAACTATCATCCCATGAACGAAGTTTATAAAGCTACTTTATCTCTTGTATTTGTTGCATGTTGTACGGTGCTCATAGCAAACCATCCCATCATGAGCGAGATGATGCATTCGTGTTTCATCAATTGTAAAGTACCCTCAAATGCATGCGAATATTGGACATTCCATCTCGCGGGTGAAGCCAAAAAGCTGAAGATGAAGAGCTCATGTGTATTGAATCTTTGGAACATTTCTCACATCGTTCTTTATGCTGTGATGGCTTTCGTATTTCCACAATATTCTATGTGGTTATTTCTTATTGGATGTATATGGGAGTTGTTAGAATATTGCATTGGCCATCATAATCCATTGGACATCATATGGAACGCTGTAGGTATTGTATTAGGACTCACATCGCGAAAGGTGTTTTCCAAAATGTTTTTATGATGTAATAAACATACACAACATACACGTAAAATGCAAAACGGTGCAGGCTTGCTGTCGTGTCTTGGACCCAAGGCTCCGTGTTCTCCAAGTTCTCCGTCTTCAAGCAAACGTGGCCAAAGTTCGGCCAAACGTAGTGTGATGTCTACGATGGCTGCTTCAAGGGCAACGGTAGCGTCGGCTAACTCTGCCGCGCGTGATTCTCGGGTTAAGATACAGGCTGCACGCAAAGCTCTGCGGGATGCAAAAGTAAAAGCTGCAAAGGCGGCGGCACAAGAGAGAAAGATTGCTCAACTCTCTGATGAGTATCGGTCTTTTCTGAAAGCCATGCCCGGCGAGGATAAAGCTCAGGTTCTCGAAATGGCCAAAAACCATGTGAATGTGAAGGAGAATTTGCGCCTTGTGGGCGAGATTAACACGATTTTCGCGGAAGTTGCCGATATTCCGGATAGCTACTTTGCACAAGCGGCGGGCTCTATTAAAAAAGTGGCTAAGGGCGCTCGGGGCGCTCGGGGCGCTCATGGCTCTCGGAAAAAGCAGAAGTAAGTGTAGCAGTGTGCGATGGAAAATGCGAACAAGATGAAACGCATGGCGCTCTTTTTGATTGGGTGCATTGGTGTGCGGTCGGCTCTTGTATGGCTAGCGTATGCTTACCCCGCTTACTTGCCGTTCATGGGCGCGCTTGCGCTCATCCCGGCGACTGGATTCATGATTATATACTTCGGTGGCCTGCGCAAGACGGGGGCCGAAGTTTTCGGAGAACGCATATGGTGGAATGATTTGAGACCGGTGCATGGGTTCTTGTACGGTCTGTTTGCGCTAATGGCTCTGAATCGCGACCGCCGGGCATGGCTCGTTCTCTTGGTAGACGTTGTCATCGGGTTTGCGGCGTTTGTTTGGCATCATAACACTTAAAGAGTACGACGATGTGAGTGTGCATCACCAAAATGAAAATGAGCGATATTGCAAGCGTCGGTAAACATACATATGGTACGAACTGTATCACATGCAAAGAATGGGGCGAGGGGAGCAAGCTGCATATTGGAGCTTTTTGTTCAATTGCGGATTGCACCATCTTCTTGGGTGGCAATCACCGGGTGGAACGAATCACTACGTTTCCGTTTGGACATGCTGCTAAGGATGCATTCAGAGGCCATGATGGACGAGGCCACCCTGGAACGCGCGGAGATGTCGTCATTGGCAATGATGTATGGATTGCACATGGCGCGACCATCATGAGTGGGGTGAAAATTGGCGACGGGGCAGTTGTAGCTGCAAATGCACATGTTGTCAAGGATGTTGAGCCGTATTCCATTGTCGGTGGCAACCCTGCTCGCCATATCCGATACAGATTCGAGCAAGACGTTCGCGACAAGCTTCTCAAAATCAAATGGTGGGAATGGGAAGACGAGAAAATAAATGCCAACTTACACCTTCTTTGTGATGAAAACAAAATTCAAGAGTTTTTAAAGATTTGAGACCGGTGCACGGGTTCTTGTACGCCCTTTTTGCATTCACGGCTTTGAATCGCGACCGTCGGGCTTGGATGGTGCTACTTGTTGACGTCGTTGACGTCGTCTGCTTTTGTGTGGCATCATAGCAAGGTCGTAGCAAGGTTTTTTAACTTCACTTATTTTTAACATATTGTACAATGCATCCGGAGGCGCGCCACTTTATGGACTTTGTCGCTCAAGCGCTGCCCGAATTCTTTGCCGCAAGTAATGTCGTCCTCGATGTGGGTGGTGGAGACATAAACGGCAACAACCGCTCATATTTTGAAGAGTGTAACTATGTGACGAACGACGTGATGCCCGGTCGGAACGTGGACATCGTGTGCAAGACGGATGCGCTGACATTTTCGGATGGGCACTTCGATGCAATCGTGTCGACCGAGTGCTTCGAACACGACATGCACTACGAAGCGTCGATGCGGAATATTGTTCGCATGCTGCGACCGGGCGGGCTTTTTGCATTCACGTGTGCGAGCACCGGGCGCCCCGAGCACGGCACCATGAGAACGTCAATTGGAGACTCGTTCACGACGCAACTTGGCGGTGTTTGGAGCAATTACTACAAGAATCTCACGGGAGACGACGTATCAAAGGCGCTCGGAGGCTTGAAAGCGTTTGCCTGCCACGCATTTTACACGAATGACAAAAGCAAGGACCTCTACTTCGTAGGTATCAAAGCCCCTAGTTCAATTTCCGAGATTCCGGTCTACTCTATGGCTTAATGGCTTAATGGCTTAATGGCTTATTGGCTTGTTGACTTGTCTGTCACATGCACTTTGTAGTTCTCAAACAGCGTCTTATCATGATACATAGGCCAGATGTGCCGCAACTTTGAGATGGGCTCCATGCACGTGTTGTCTTGCATGCACTCGATGACAAGGAAGAGCCCATGCACAATCTCAAAGTACTCAGCCTGGCTGATGTTAAACGGGTACTTGCCCGTGGTTGCAAACGTGGCCTCTGCAAGTTTCATATACACCGTCATCCAACTCATCATTTTCTCGAACATGTCTATCGGTATGATAAACGTGTGAACGACCGGCATAAGTCTGCATTTTGGGTGCGCCACAATCTCTCTCGCCGTAACATTCGTGCCAAAGAAGTCGTTGTAGTGAGCGAGCGCGTGTGTTTCAAGGGCCCTATCACGACGGAAGCCCGTGATTGTCGGGATGGTGATTTCGTGGAAGATGAGGCGCGTTGCAGGCGATGTGCTGGCGGCGGTGGCGGCGGCGATGCGGCCCTTCCAATAGGCAAAGGCGTCCTTGTCCACTTTCATGTCGTATTGCATAAAGCCGATGTAGCCCGTGGGACTCGAGTAGCAATCTGGCTTTTGTGCTTTTAGGTGTTCGCGGTTATTGTAGATGTGGTACATGCACGACGTCTGGCAATAGCCATGCTTCTGCCAGTTGCTCTCGTAGAACGGAAGATTGTATTCGTACATGATGTTGTAGTTGAAGTTAGGGTTGTACTCTTTCGGGTAAACTTCGTTCACGCCGAAGCAAACAATTGCTTGCCTGTCCTCTTCGCTGAGGTCGCTGAGAAGCTCATCAAACAGGCGGTGGTGCCAAACACTGAAAAGATGCATCGCTATGGATTGGATAGATACGCAGATACGCACGCGGCTATGTTAATCTTCATATTTAATAAGGCCTGATTTTAACGCAGCATGAGTATCTTATATTGTCTCTATTACGATGCAAGATTACTCAAAATTGTAGATGAGTACAAGCGATTATTTCCTAATTTAGTTGTGCCTCTCAAAGTTGAGCCTCATCTTTACTATGAAGGCCAGGCATTCAGTATGATACTTGAGCGCAAAGACGAATGGATACACAAGCAATACGTAGGTGTTTTTGGGTATAAAATGGCGGAGAAGTGCGGCCTCGTTTGGGATTTGAACAAATTGGTCGGTGGCGCAGTTGGCGCTGCAGGTGGCGCGGATATTATAGGACTGTATTCCGTATTCAAGCCGATGCACAAGCAATCCTGCGACGCCCATCCTCGATTCCGGGATTTGTGGCAGTGGGCGCTCACTGAGCAACTTGGCTTTCCCGCGACAGTGACACAAGACAAGGCCATCCCCTTCTTTGCGGCGAATTATTGGTGTGCTCGCCCTGCTTGGATGCTTCGGTATATCAATTTTTTCATGAATGTGCAAAACCTCCTTGATAGCGGCCCACCCCGAATAAAGGAGATGCTATATGCGGATGCGCGGTACAGAGGAAAAGTGACGCGGGAGTCTCTTCTTGCCATTTCAGGGAAGCCACATTACACCCACCATCCCTTTATTATGGAGCGTTTGCCGAGTTTCTTCTTCCACAGAGAAGGGGCATCTATAACAAGATTGGCCGCTAGTACTCATGCTTCGCTCGTGATGCCCAAGCAGGTACACTCGGCGTTCTTGAATCTTGCGAAGTAGGTGGCGAAAGTAGGAGCTGACAGAGAAGAAGGAAGAAGGAGAGAATGAGTAATTTTCACATGTCATGGTAGATAGGCAAGCAGGCGACATGGCTTCCCGCACATTTTTGGATGGACGCCGATACCGGACCGATGACTGCGCCAAAGAGTGCAAGGATGTCCAGAACGACGGTATCGCCGGATGGACGATGTACCAGCACCTGCCCGTCAAGTGTGCGTCGCCCCAAGGCTCGACCATTGACTTTCAATATGACCACCCTAACCTGCGTGCGCGCCCCGGCGTCGGTCTGGCCGACAGCTGCGTTGTCGACCGCTACTCCGCGCTGCGCAACGACCCCAACCAGCTGACCCGCGACCGGTGCCACATCCAGCTCTTCTCGCGCATCTTCCAAGGTTGCCCGAACCTGCGCCCCGGGGACCCGAACACCGACGTGGAGGGCCCGCTGGTCCAGGGCACCAACAACGGCGGCCTTGAAGGCATCAGCATGCCTTGCAAGCGTTCCATCATGGAAGTGCCCATGGCCAACTTTGTCGAGCTGCTGCCCTGCATGGCCGGCATCCAGGACCCGAAGAACACGGTGGAGGCATGGACGCGCGGGGGCGACGACACCCGTTCGTGGGTGCGCCGTCAAGAGATGCTCAAGGCGTGCGCGCCGGAGCACCTGCGCCAACAACGGTTTTGAGTTTTTACGCGCGCTATACAATAGAAAAATCTCAATGCCCCCAAAGAAGCAAGGCAGCGCCGACAAAATCGCCGGCAAAATCGTGAACCCCGCAACGCAACGTCTTGTCGCCATGAACTCGGCGCTCGGTCGCTCTTTGTTGGCAAAGCATGCACCGGAGCTGGTCCCCGAGTTCGATAAGAATGGGAAGCTGGTGAGCAAGAAGTGATGGTAGCTCCAAAAAAGGACGGGCATATAAGGGTGTGTGCGTAATATCATCAAAGACAAGGCGACCATGGCTAACAGTGTCCAAGACGCGATTCACAATGTGTGGTCGGGATTCACCGAACTGCTAGATACGGTGCGCCACAAGCAGAACATCGACGAGATGATGGAGATGGTTGACAAGCTGGCGGCTCTGCAACTTGCCGAAGAGCAAAAGCACATGGATGATGAGAATGCTCATATCATGACCAACGTGTATAACGACTTTTTTAAGAGCTGCAAGTGCATCATGCGGAACCTTCGGAACAAAGAGTATCACATGAGCGCTCCTATCAATCCCATTCAGAACTAAATAAAGAGGGAACATTCATATGATTATTTTTGCAATACGAATGGAGAAGAACCCCTTTTCTTCCACATATGTAGAGTGTGAGACCAAAATGTCTTTCAACCGCCAAGCATACGACGACTGCCAATACCGGCGCGAGTTGAAGGGCAACGTCAATATTTTTGGCTACATCGTCGACCCGCACCGCTTCGAGAACAAAAACAAGTGCCGCCACGAGCTGGGCCTCGTGGGTGGGTCGACTGTCTCGCACGTGGCCGCGAACCTCGTGGACGTTGACAGCGAGCTGCGCGGTCAGACGCGGTACCTGAGCAAGTGCGGCACCGGCATGTACCGGCCGCCGGCCAAGGGCCAGCCCATTCGCAACGACAAGACGGCGCCCATCTCCACAGAGCCGCAGCACCTAAAGTCGTGCCAGATGATTGGGTACTCGAGCGTGCCGCTGCCGCCGCCGATTGAGGTGCCGCGCTGTGCCTTCCAATGGCCCCGCATTTAAGGAAATAGCGTGCAGAGAAGTAAAAATGAGTGCGCTGCCAGTCGAAGAAAACAAGAAAATCAAGGAGACCAAGACGGATGATGACAACCATTCAAAAATCGAGAAGACGGATGATGACGACCATTCTGTAATCATTCGTTGCAAATGTATTGGGGACGGTAGCAAAACGCTAGATGACCTGATTGACCGCCTTTACGGTGTTATTAAGTACGTTCAACATCTACAAAGCGCAGGTTGGGAGTTGATTAATGTAATGGACGATGATTATGGCTTTATTCGGCAAAAGTAGGCGCAACCGAAATAATATGAAACTACATCATACATGATTCTTTTTGCCGTTCATATACTAGAGGAACGTAACATGGCATCTACGTCACTACGCAGCGATGGTTGCACATACCAAGAGAAGTTGCGGGCGTCCATCGGTCCCGGCGTCTACTCTCTGAACCGTCCGGCCAACGACTGCGGCGCCTGCGCGCAAGACATCTCGAGCGACCCCTACATGCGGTGGCAAGCGTGGGGTCCGGGCTTCTGTGCGCCCGGCTCGACCATTGACGACAACAGCGAGCTCCTAGGCCTGAACTATAAGGCTAGCCGTTGCGCGATGGATGCATACCTGCCCGGCAAGGGTGCTGGCGCTGGCGGCAGTGCTGGTGGTCGGGCCGCACGCGGTGTGTGCGCGGCTCCCGCCGGTCCGGCCGCTGATGCGAGCGGCAACTGCCGCCGTGCGACCGAGCCGACGCGCCTGTCCAACCCACCGTGCACCCTGCGCGGCACCGGTTGGAATCGGTGGGAGTGGCTGTGCTATGACCCGCAAGACAAGGCCATCATCCCGTTCGAGCACCAAGTCAATTACCGCTTGGTCGCCAAGGACAACCACAAGCCGTGCTTGCCGACGCCCATGGAGGCTACGAACGCCGTGCCCGCGGCGCCGCGTGCATCGGGCGGCCATGAGAAGATGGCCAACCCGAACGTGCCGCGGGTGAGCGAGCAATTCAGGAACTGGTCCGGACCTGCCGAGGCGACCATGGGCCCGTGGGCGCCCTCGCCGTCTTGGCCGTCGTGCGGCCGCCTGAAGAACCTGGGCGCTTAGGAGTTAGTTTTTGCGTTGTTTTTTATAAGCTTCTTGATAGAGGTGCGGCGCACAGAACAGAAGAGAAGAGAGAACGGATGGAAGCCTATGCAGGAGCCGCGTTGTCGTCTCTGGGCTATATGTTGCAAGAGGAGCGCGGCGCGGGGCTCGGTCAAGCGCAAGTGCCGTCTAACATGCCGAGCATGAACAATATGTACCAGAGTAATTACTATAACCAGGCCCGGGGACAAGAGAAGGCGGCCGTCAACCAACAATGGAATGCTTCTCAGCGGCCGCTGCAAACGGGCGTCGTCCCCAAGCCGGCGTACGCAAGCATGTTTGCGGAAGTTGGCGGTGCGAATGACGGGATGGGCGGTGGCATGGGCGGTGGCATGGGCGGTGGGGGCGGCGGCGGCCGGCCCGCCGTTCAATCCCTCACTGGCGAGTGGGTTGCGCCTGAGCAGTTCCAACACAACAACATGCAGCCTTTCTTCAAGGGCAGCGTGAAGCAGAATGTGGACTTGGACCGCGGGGGCGGCACGCTCGAGCGCCACACTGGCCGCAGCGACATGTTTGTGCAAAAGAAAGAGGTCGAGTGCTTCTTCGAGCCGACGGCCAACATGGGCAATGCATGTGGGATGCCGGTGATGACGAGCTTCTATGAGAGCCGTATCGTGGCGCCCGTGACCCGCAACAACGAGTTTCCGATTGAGCAAGAGCGCGTCGGTCCGGGTCTAGGCCTGGGCTTCACGACCGGGGCGGCCGGCGGCTTCCAGCAGGCAAACACGCTCGACTATGTGCGCCCGAAGACGGTCGACGAGTTGCGCCCCGGCAACAACCCGAAGCTGTCGTTTGAGCTGCCCATGCAAGGGCCGCAGAAGGGGACGTCCCAGCGCAGCCTGTTCAGCGTGATGTCGAAGAACCGCCCGGACACGTTCTTTGAGAACACGCCCGACATGTGGCTCAAGTCCCGGGGGGCCGAGACGAAGGCCACTGAGCGCCCGGAGGTCATTGTCAAGCCGACCAGCCGCGTGCAGACGGCGGTGGAGTACGAGGGCGGTGCGCACGCGGTGGGCCAACCCGGGAAGAGCGCTCTCGTCGGCGACGACTACGGCAAGAGCAGCATCTGCATTCTGGACAATGCGCGGACGCAGACGACGACCAAGACGGTCGTGAGCAATCTGCGGAGCACCGTGAAGGCCATCATGGCGCCGCTCATGGACGCCGTGCGCCGCACGCCCAAGGAGTATCTGGTGGATGCGCCGCGCGTGTATGGTAACATGAGCATCCAGATTCCAGAGAAGGGGACGATTGTGGACCCGGTGGCCCATCAACCGCGCACGACGATAAAGGAGACGCTCATTCACGACTCGGATGTGAGCAACTTGCACGGTCCCACGGCCGGCCCGGTGAACGCGGACCAAGACACGCGGACGACGGGGCGCGAGACGTTGCCGGTGACGGATAGCGTGCGGAACGTGGCGTCGACGACATACCGCGTGATGGTGTACAACGTGGACGAGGTCGCCAAGCGGACGCACCGCGAGACGACGGATGGTGCGAAGAACGGCTCTGGCAACGTGGGTCGGCAATCGAGCCACACGGGTGCTTACATCACGACGGTCGTGGAGGCACCGCTGACGCAAAAGTCGATTGTGTCGGCCATCTCGCAGCACTTCGGCGGCGCGGGCAGCAAGGCAGACTTCAGAGGCGTGGACTTGGCGGCGTCTAACAATGCCCGCATTGATGGCACACGCGAGATGATGCTGAAGAAGGCCGGGTACACGCCGAACGCAAAGGGCACGAGCGTGGCGCTCGACGCCAACGACGTGAACATGGACGCCCGCCGCCTGGTGGCCGACGACATGGCGCCGCGGGCGACACCGAACATGACGCGCATCACGGAGGCCGGGCCGAAGCAGGTGGCCGCGTGCGAAATCACGAAGCAGGCGAACGAGCTGCCTTACAGTGGGGCGGAGCGATTGGACCCGAGTATCCTCTCGTCTCTAAAAACAAACCCTTACCAGCTGCACATCAATCCGATTGTGGAGTGCCGGTAGCTCCCATTATATATTTTTTGCTTTTAGCCCATGTACGGGCATGACGCGCGTATAGGCGGCCATTTCGGCATGAATTCGCCGGTGTCTTTGGGAACGGGGTATTCGCTCGGTAGCCGAGTGTCAACGGGACGCGGCGCGAGTGATTGTTGTGGTGGCGGGGCGGACTGGCCTACTAGGCGGTTGAGGGCGTCCTCAAAGAGAATGCCGGCGACATTGGCGACGATGACGGTCGTCCGGACGCCGTCCACGTGCACCCAGAACTCGACGTGTTTAGCCTGGTACTTGGTTTCGCGATGGAGCACAAGCTCGATTTGCAAGAGTACGGCTTGGAGAGGTGGCTTGGTCTTGTAAGACACGAGGCGCGGGGTGTAAATTTGCAGTGGGGGTGGTGGGCGCTCCTCGTCATCTGGATGGAACCGCTCGCTGTCCGAAGGGATGTCAAAGTGAGGGCTTGTTGCAATGCCATTGGTTAGGTAGCGCAGGGCTATTTCGTAGGCTTCTTGGATGTTTGGTATTTTTGATGACGGCGGCGGAAGGGGGCCGGTCGCCCACGTCGCAATGTCCGTGACGCCGGGGCAGCCGTTCTTTGGTTGCGTGAATGTTTTGCGCAACGCTTGCTCAAACTTGTAATTTTCGAGCTCATAGACGGCCGTGTTGGATGCGCGGGATTGTGGGTCGATTGCCAAGGATGTGATGGTGAGTGGCGAAGACGGAGGATAGAGGGACTCCGAGTCTGCAGGGGCTTGGTTGGATTGGAAACTGAACGCTTCAGGTGGGGGACGCCGGTGGTATGTGAATAGCACGATGGTCAAACCAACCACGATGAAGAGACGGACTAGAAGCATGGCTTTAGCGCAGCAACGGGCCTCTCTCGTTACTTTTCTGGGTTGTTTTATTTTGGTTCAGTCCGCGCGACCGGCTCCAGGCTGGTAGTACTCTTTCTCAAACCACATGTTGTACAGACCGGCCAATGTGAAGAAGATGTGGAGCACTACGAGCTTCAGGCCGAGCGATTTCGTGAGCCTGAAGACCACGTTCCAATCGATGTTTTGTGTGTAGACAAACATGATGAGGGGCAGCGCGGGAAGCAAGAAGAGGAGCACGCATTCTATGATGAACTTGATGGGCGACTTCCGCAGCATCTCGAAATCGCGCACAAACGCGGCAATGAGGATGGCGATGCCGAGCGTGATATACACCAGGACCTCGAGGATAGAATCGAATATGGCGTAGAGCTTGCCTATTTCTAGCATTGTCTAGCACAGTTGCTGGGTACTAGTTACTTAGTACTCGCATTTAAAGGCGAAGCTAGGCGCTATTGCTATTATGGAAGCGTTGCTTGAGAGTAAGCGGGAATACGTTACGCACCTGTGCGACTTGACGGTGGAGGGTTTCGTTGCGGAGTTGGCTGCACTCTACGTGTCTAAGCATGGGAAGGCGGCGCTAGAAAAGTTTCAGCTGGAGCTGACGACTGTTCCGAAGTGGAACGTCGACATGGTGCACGAGATGCGTGTGCGGCTCGAGCGTGATTGCACGTACATGGACGAGCTCATAAAGGCCATATTTACGGTGTGTACGCAGGCGTACCTCATACAAATTGGAAAAACAAAGGATAAGATTAAGATTCGTGTGCCGTCCACTGATGTGTTCTTGCACCACTGCCTCGTGGAGTATGCGCGGGCAATTTGGAAGAAGCCGTACTTGTATTTTCATGAAGTGCGGAGCTTGGAGAAGCAACGCAGCTTGGCGCTTTGCGAAAAGTTGGCGCGCAAGGCCGTGATGACGACAATACGGATGAAATTGCCCATGCAAGAGATTGTGCAGCGCGTGACGCGCGATGGGACTGAAAACTCTGACGATGAGAGCGAAGATGAAAGTGAGGATGAGGGCGAGGATGAGGGCGAGGATGAGGGCGAGGATGAGGGCGAGGATGAGGGCGAGGATGAGGGAGAGGATGCGGACGAGGATGAGGGAGAGGATGAGGGAGAGGATGCAAGTGAGGATGCAAGCGAGGACATAGGCGAGGAAGTGGGCGAGAAAGTGGGCGAGGAAGTGGGCGAGAAAGTGGGCGAGGAAGTGGGCGAGGATGAAAGTGAGGACGAGAGAGAGGATGCGGGCGAGGATGAAAGTGAGGACGAGAGAGAGGATGTGGGCGAGGATGAAAGTGAGGACGAGAGAGAGGATGTGGGCGAGGATGAAAGTGAGGACGAGAGAGAGGATGTGGGCGAGGATGCGGGCAAGGATGCGGGCAAGTATGTGGTCGAGGATGTAGTCGATAAACTTACAAAAACAACAAAACTATACAACTTTACCCTACAACCCGAGGAACACTATCAAGTAGAAAGTCCTATTAGCGGATGGAATGCTGATAATCTACCTGTTGAGGACCCCATTATTTCAACAATCCAAGAAATCCAAGCTCATGCAGCATCAAGCCCTATCGTCACGATTGTGAAAGCCGGGGCAGATGCAGATGATGGGGCCGTGGATGGGGCCGTGGAATGGGCTGTGGAAGGGGCTGTGGAAGGGGTTGTGGAGCATGTCGGCGTAGAGCATGCCGTCGTAGAGCATGTCGCCGTAGATAATGAGGTCAATAAAATTACCTCATCATCATCTGTATCATCTGGAACATCGCTTGCGCCGGAGAGGGACGGAAACGATGACTTGCGGATTATCACGCCCCTGAAAGTCATAAACAATCTTTCAATAAAGGAAAATATCCTCATTGAACATGTGTCACGTGAACAAAAAGAAGAGTATATCTCTAAACCCGCGGTGCGGCAAGTAAACATCGAGTCGCTGCGGCACAAGATAAGGCCTAAGAACGGAAAGAGCAAGCCGGTTGATGCGTTCTTTTAACGATGCGTTCTTTTAACACCGTAAAAAACCGAGATGGCGATTAGTAAGATTAGTAAGATGCTTTGGTTGGTGGGTGTGAGCGCCCTCGTGACGGCATTGAGCTATTTGGCCATCCAACATTTTGAAAGCAAGAAACAACCGCAGGATGGCCACGCCTCTCAGGGGAGTGACATACCTGTGTTGGTGGTCATCTTTCTAGTATCTCTTATTGCAGCATATTGGATAAATGGATTTATGGAGGGGAGTGGAAGTGGAAGTGGTGGTGTGCGGATTGGTGGTGGTGCCGGCGGTGGCGGCGGTGCCAGGGGCAACGGGGGCGGGATTAGCGACGCTGCTTATGAAGCCAGCCTTGTTGCACGAATCCCGCATGGTTGCCTTACGGGGGCACCGCCGTTTTAATTAGTGGGACTTACTTTGGGCTGTTGTTGTTTGCGCGACATGATGAACTTCTTTAGAAAGGCGAGAAGCTTATAGAGCAAGGGCTTGCAAGGCTCCATGCAAGACGGCGCGAGTTCGACGGCGCTTGTGATAATTGCTTCGTGAGAGGCAACAAAATCAATAACACTGCCAACGAGGTCGGCGTTGAGGAGGGCGCCTATTTTTTGCACGATGTCGACCGGAATGAGGTCATCGTCGGTGCCCGAGATGCCGTCGGCACCCGCTGCAATGCGCTTGATGGCCTCAAAGGCTATCTGCTTCGCATATTGTTGAATGTCTGCTGCTTCGACGCCATTGGCTTGTACCATGAGACTTTGAATGATTTTGTAGACTTCCTCAATCAGTTTGAAGGGGTCGCGAACGCCGATGCGGCCTTGAATGATTGCCTCTTGGATGAAGACGACGGCTTTTTGCACATGCACATTGAACATGGCCGTCGCAGGGGTTTTGGGGGGTGCGTTGGCCGACGATGCGGGAGTCGCAAGAGACGCGATAGACAATTGCGATTTAAGCATGGTGGTCAGCAGCGGCCGTTTTCTCTACATATCTAGGATATCTTTGCTTTATGCAGTTGGTTGGCCGTAGTATTCGAGCGCCTTCTTTGCTGCGAGGTTTTCTGCTTCTTTCTTGCTCATGCCCTTGGCCGTTCCGATGGCCGCGCCGCTGCGGTCCTTCACGCAATAAGTGAACTCTTTTTGATGCGTCTTTGGGTCAATCATGCGGACGTTGACTTCGTAGAAGCGCGGGCCGTCTTGGAAGGCGTGTTGCATGTGCTTCACCAGCATGTCCTTGTAGTTGCTTCGGGCGCAAATGAGCTCCGCAAAGTCGATGTACTTTTCAAGGACGGCGACAATCCAGGCCTCTGCAACATAGAAGCCGGCGCCCGAAATGGGCATGAAGTTGGGGAGCGACGCGAGAGGGCTCATGGGCTCCTCTTGAAAGTCCATGTAGATGGCCCCGATGAACGCCTCAAAGACGTCCTCCATAATCTTGAAGTTTGCGCGACCCTGGGCGTCCTCAATTTGCTTTGAGAGGATGGCGAACTTTGGAAACCCGATGCGCTCCGCGAGGCTGCCTAGCATGCGGCCATTGACAAGTTTGGTGCGCATTGATGAGAGGAAGCCCTCCGGGCGGTCGGGGAAGCGCTCGAGTAGGTATCGAGAGACGACCATGCCAAGGACGCTGTCGCCGAAGAATTCGAGCCGCTCGTAGGACATCTCTTGCAGAGGCAGGCAGTCGGGTGGGCACCGTTCATTGCCGGACTCGAAGTCGTCGTTCTTCATCGTGCAGTAGGACCGGTGCACAAACGCATTTCTATAGAGGTTCAAACTGTTAGGACGGACGCCGCGGAGGCCGTGGCTGTCAAAAAGAACGTTGAGGTCGTCGAGGCTGAGAAGGACGTTGCTGGAGTTGTACGGGAGCTCGGTGTCGCTGACGACTTGCGTCTTGTTGTGGAGGCCGAGGAGTCGCGACATGGTTGGTGGGACGGGATGGTTGGATGGTTGTTGGTGGGACGGGATGGTTGGTGGGACGGGGGTATGATGTGGAGTGTGGAGTATTTGATAGGATGCTATGGGATGTCATTTTTTAGATGCTAGAGGCCGGGCACCCCCCCCTAGCGGCGGAAGTTTCTAGGACCCAATCAACGACGTCCTCTGCGTCACCGTTCTCTTCGTAGATGGCCAAGAACTCATACTTCTTGTCAGGGTCGGCCTTGAGGAGCGCGACGAGCGTCCTATACGCGGCCTTGTTGACGTGTGCCACTTCCCGTAGGATGTCGTTTGTTATGTCGTCGTCGTCGATGGCCGGCTCAGGCTGTTGTTGGGAGAGCCACTTGGCGCTGGGTGGCTTGTTGAAGACCTTGAACATGAGGTGGTCGACAGTGGGTATTTTGACGTAGCCGACCTTTTTATAGAAGCCTTCCACGTTTGAGAGGGGGCGCAGGTACACATAGTCGAGTTTCATGGCGACGGCGTCTTCTTCGAGGGCCGCGACGAGGGCCGACCCGACGCCCTTGAACGTGAGGTCTTTGGCGGCGCGCGCCGTGAGCTCGGTTATATAGCCGCGCTTCTTACGCTCGACAAGGCAGTTGAGCCAGCCGCATATCGTGGGCGGCGGTGAAGTGGAGCGTTGGCGCGAAAGAAATGCTTGGGTTAAGCTTGATGCTGGGGTGGCGGAGGCGGAGGCGGTGGCGGTGGCGGTGGCGGTGGCGGTGGCGGTGGCGGTATTTGCGGATTGCGCTGGGGGTAGGCTTACTGCGACGTACACGCGGTAATTGACGCACTTGCCCTCCCACGGATAAATGTGAGAGAAGTTGTGTTTTTGGGACGCCGCAATGCCTTGGAGGTAGGCAACTGCGCGGCGGTCCGCTTCTTTGAGACAATCGTACCTATATACCGCACAATTCGCCATTTTCCGGCCACTCTAGAAAGTGAATGCAAAAATAAATCAAAAATAAATCCAAGAGGGGCGAACTTCACATCGCACACACACAAGCTCGCTTTGTTTCGCTACTTGGTACCGTCTCGTTTGGGTACACTTCCTCAATTGGCCGCTTGGGCAGCGTTGGGGTCTCGGTGTTCGGCATCCTGTTTGTTTAGTAGGGGTAGGGTTAGGTACGGTTAGGTACGTATGGTACATCTTCTCTAAGCGCGAACGAGGTCATTTTTTCTCGCCGAATGCAAGCCATGCCATGACAGGGAGCACGATGACAAAGCGTGCGGGGTCCTCCAGGCCGTCCATGACCGCGAGGGCGATAAACATGCCGCGGAAGACGTTCGTCTTGTCGCCCAGGTCGCGGATGCGGGAGTTGAGGGCGAGCATGCTGCTATCGGATGCTTTTGTGGCTGCGGTGCTGGTGCCGGTTATCCTGCTGGTAAAAATACTGATGTCGCGGCGGATGCGCGCCTCTATGAAATCCGGGTCTTGGAAGACGGCCTGGGAGAACGGTCCAAGTGCTTCAATATAGCTAAAGTTGGGGTCTAATGTTGTACATGTGCCGTCTAGGAGCGAGAATACACGAAATAATGCTAGGAAGTCGTTGTCGACTTTGAAACCAATCTGACTCTGTTGCAAGGCCTCGTTGTCTAATATAGACGTTCGGAGCTTGGAGAAGTCAACTGTTTTTAGGTATTCAAAGAAATACGAGAAGAACGACTTGAGCTCGAGCTTTTCGAGAGGGTCGTTGATGCGAATGACGTTGAGACGGATGAGGAGCTCCAAAAATTCGTCCACATCCTCTTGCACAACGGCGACGACGAGGTTGTTGATTTGACCTCGGAACGCTTCGCTCAGGGAAACGACGTTACCAAAGTCATATAGTACAATGTTGAAGGGTGTGGGTGTTAGGGCGGCGGCAGTGACGGGCGCGATTGGCACTACCCCTATGTTGCCGGGGTGGGGGTCGCAGTGGACCAGACCATATGTTACAATTTGGGCGATGAATGCATTGACGACGGCCGTCGCAACATCTTTGGGCGCAATGCCGGCGGCTTGGAGGGCGTCCACATCCGTGACTTTGATGCTCGAAATGCGCTCCATCACAAGGACGTTCTCTGTGCAAAGCGTTGGAAATGGCCGCGGAATGAGCGTTTGGGTCGCGCGGGCCCGGAAGGCTTGCATATTCTGAACTTCTCTCTTGTAGTCGAGCTCGGCCTGGAGGAACGTCTCGTATTGCAAGAGGAGTTGTTGCGCCTCTTTCCCGCGTTGTGTGCCCGTCATTGCCGCGAGCTTCGAGATGCCTTTCAGGATGGCCAAGTCTTCGAGGATTTGAGCGCGGACGCCGGGCTTTTGAATCTTGACGACAACGTCGAACGGTGGGGCGGTCGGGTCGCGAACGCGCATCTTGGCGCGATGGACTTGCCCGATGCTCGCGGACGCAATAGGAATGGGGTCAAACTCTGCAAAGGCCGTTTCGAGGGGGAAGCCGAGCTCGCGCTCGATGATGGGCTTGATGGCCGCAAAGTCGACCGGATTCGCGTTGTCTTGCAAGAAGGCGAGCTCGGATGTGACGGCCGTGCCGAAGACATCGCTGCGCGTGCTCATGAACTGTCCCATTTTCATGAAGGCAGGGCCGAGCTCGACCATCTCGTTTTTGAGCCATTGACCGAGGAGCTGGCCGTTAGCCGGGGGTTTTCGAAAGCGCAACTGTGACTCGGCTGCAAACTTCCAAAGTCGGACAGTGCGTGTGATTTGTTTTCCAGTAGGCGCAGATGCAAATTGGCCATGGCCGAGGCCAAGTGGCATTCACGAGAGCTTGCGAGTTTACGAGAGCTTGCGAACTTACAAGATGCCTCTGTATTATTTTACGCGATTATAACAAGAATGAACACTATGCGCTCTCGTTGCCGAAGCACCGAGGTATCTCCCCGCAATAAGGCAGTACGCGTCCTTGAGCAATCCCGTATGACGTATGTCCGCCGTTTTGGGGGCGAACTAGAGAAGTTGGCGCGGAGTGAGCTGGACTTTGCCAAGCGCCTGCTGGAGGAGGTGGTGCCCTTTAAGATATCGTTCGACGGCCGTCTTTGGGAAGAGCTGGCGGCCAAGTCGCCCATCCGTGTCGAGTTTGTTGGGAGTAGCAAGGGTACTGGCGCTGGCGTTGGCTCTGATGCAGGAGCTGATGCTGGTGGCGGCATGGACTCGGTGGAACCTGCCGTCGATGCGCTAGAACAGACGGTGGAGCGTCCTATTGCCTGAGCGGCCTAAGCTACACCTAATCTACCTACGGACGCCAGAAACGTGCCGAAAATATTTTGCGAAGAAATCTGTTGAAAGCTCTTAATCTACCCGGCCCCCGTACCGCATTTACTTTACAAGTGTGAAAACAAAAACAAGACTGATGGGCTCAAACGGCGGCAGCCTCAAACGGCAGAAGACGGATAGGACACGTCGTACATCTTTAGGATGCTCTTGATTATCGGGTGACGGACGATGCAATCTTCTGTAAAGTGTATCGTCTTGATGTCGGCCACGCGGTCTGGATGATTGGCCTCCGCGTCGGCCACGCGGAGCAGAAAGTCCGAGAGGCCGTTGATGCCTCCAGCCCCATGCCGCACATGGCGGTCGTGTTGCATGGGGTCGCCCGTGATGATGAGCTTGCTGTTGTTGCCGATGCGAGTAAGAAGCATGAGCATCTGCGTAGTGCTGCAGTTTTGTGCCTCGTCGACGATGATGAAGCAGTCCTCGAAAGAGCGGCCGCGCATCATGTCGAGCGGGCATATCTCTATGATTTGTTTTGCGATGAGCGCTTGAAACTTCTGAGGCGTCACATGTTTGTAAAACGTATCCGTGAGGGGTGCAAGCCACGGAGCGCACTTCTCTTCCAGAGAGCCCGGCAGAAACCCGATGCCCTCCTCGTCGTCTACGTTCACCATGGGGCGCGTGATGATTAGCTTGCTAATGGACGTCCCATTGCCAGCGCCGGCCTCGTTCATGTTTCCCTCGAGAAGTTTGCGGATGGCGACCGTGCAGGCAATCATGGTTTTGCCGGTGCCTGCGGCGCCCGTGGCGACGACTATGGTCGGATGTGGGCTTTCGAGAGCGGTCATGTATTCGCGTTGCTTCTCGTTGCGCGGCTTGAGAGCGGGCTGTCTTTTCATCGCTGTCTCCATGAAGTGCGAGGAGGAGTGCGAGGCCGATAGCGAGGTTGGCGACCGTCCATACATGCACTCGGATGCGTCATCTTCGTCTTCTTCGTCGTAATAGTAGTATTTGCGTTGTCTGTTTTTTCCCTTCATGCCCATACCTACTGGGAACGGATGTTTGATTGGGGGGTGGTGGTGGATGGCGCGGAATGTGAGAGAGCTACGAGAAAGAGCTAAAGACATACTGGTCGTGCCTCTGCTTAAGGGCACGTCCTTAAGTAGGCTAAGAAGATGATTATTGGAGTTCTTGGACGGTCGCGGGTCGGCAAGGACACTTTTGCCAAGATATTGTGCGAGGAAGAACGCTCGGGCGCTCGGCCGCCGTTCGGCGCTCGGCCATTCGAGGTGCAACGCTTGGCCGCGCCCATTAAGACGGCGGTTGCGGCGTTGTACGGCTTCACTGAGGCTCAGCTTGAGGGACCGGAGAAGGAGCTCGTGTGCCCGCGATGGGGCATCCGGCCGCGCGACGCTATGATTCAGGTGACGCAGGACACGATGGCGTTCATGGGGACCGAGTTCTTTACACGCCGGTTTTGGAGCAAGTATGATGGGCGTGTTGGGCGTGATGGGCGTGGGCGCTCTATCATCATTCCTGACGTCCGTTATGAGCACGATTTGGCGTGGATTCGCGAGCGAGGGGGATTGATTGTCAAGATTACTCGAGACGGCGGGCCAATGCATGCGGCGGAGAGTCACATCGATAAGATAGGGGCTGCCGGGGGCACTGGCATGATTGATACTGTGTTCGTCAATAACGGAAGTTTAGGTGAGTTCAAGACGGCCGTTCTAGACTGGTGGCGGTCGGCCGCATTTAGAGCGGCCGGCATAGAATCAGGTATTGGAAATGGTTCACATGCAGGTTGGAGCGCGAGCGATGCCGCAGCGCGCCGTATTGTTTGACATTGACGGTGTGCTCGTTCGGAACCCGGTGATATCGGCGGCCATTGAGCGGCGGGCCGTTAGCTACGTTCGCTCACGTGCAAAGTTGTCGGGGGCGCGGGAGGCGGCGGGCGTGAACCGCAAGTTATACACAACATATGGCCATACGCACACCGGAATGAAGGTTGTTTATCGCGTGGCGGAGACGATAGATGACTACAACGCCTATGTGTACGACCGCGAGACGCTCTTCTTTTGCTTCAAAGAGCTCGTGCGCGGATATGATAGAAATGATAGTAGGGCGGCAATGAACGTGATTGCGAGCTTGCGCAAGAAGGGGGTGCCAGTGTATTTGTTCACGAACGCCCCTGATGTATGGGCGGACGCTCTTGTGCAAGCGCTCGACCTCGACATTCGCACCGAGCGGCGTCTTACGAGCTCGTTCGGCGTAAAAATGGGCGGTGATGTGTGTCTATACGAGAGAGTGTCGGACTATGTTGCCGAGGTCGACGGGCCGCGGGAGCTCGTTTACGTCGAAGACACGTTTCGTAACCTAACGCCGGTGATGCATCACCCGAATTGGCAGCCCGTGCTTTTTGAGCCTTATGACGATGGCCACGGCGAGCAAGACGCCGAGCGAGCAACGAGTGCGAAGCATATTGGTCGTGCACAAGTCGTTCGCGAGTTGTCCGAAGTTGAACTGTATATCCGAACTTCGTAATGATGTTGTGGTGTTTTTGTTTTTTGTTTTTAGTTTTTACAGAGCCCGAACCCGTGTCCATTGCATTTCTAGGGCATATTGTTGCAATTTGGGCCCGGGTACCATGCACGAAGTTCGCTGACTCGAGCGGCTTAAAAAATGACGCTCCATACTCGTCTTGCAAGCACAAGCGTCTTGCGTTGCCACGAGCAGCAACCACCAAACCACCAATATCAACCATGTACGACGAATATGTATGGCTCGTTGTATGCGGTGCCTTCATGTGCTTTACGATGGCGTGGGGCATTGGTGCTAACGATGTGGCAAACTCCTTCGGCACAACTGTTGGCGCCAAGACCATCTCCCTAAAGCAAGCCTGCCTCATTGCCGCCGTCTTTGAATTCGCCGGCGCGATGACATTGGGCCGTGTGGTGACGAAAACAATTTCCGGCGAAATCGCCAGCTTGGACGCGTTTACAAAGGACCCCGATATCTTCATGTACGGCATGCTTAGTGCCTTGACTGCCTCCACCATTTGGCTGTACTATGCGACCTACATGGAGTGGCCCGTGTCAACTACGCACTCCATCATCGGTGGAGTCGTTGGCTTTGCGCTCGCGTTCAAGGGCAGCGAGGCCGTCGTTTGGAACGAGGAGACGCTAGAGTTTCCCTTTCGCAAGGGAATCACCGTCATTATCATCTCATGGTTCACGTCGCCCGTGTTTGCCTGCGTCGGTGCGGTCATCATCTTCTGGCTTTGCCGCACGCTGGTCCTGCGCCGCGAGAACTCCTTCAAGAAGTCGTTTTACGTGCTGCCGGCCGCCATCCTGCTGACGCTCTTCATCAACATCTTCTTCGTCCTGTCGAAGGGCGCTGGCAAGATGTTGCTCGACGACGCCAAGAAGCCGGGCGGTGACCAGTCATGGTGCTCCAATCCTGGATGCGCCGATGTCAAGGATGCATCCGGCGCAGTTATTGATAAGAACGCAATCAACACTGACAAGGCGGGTTGGGTGGCTGTCGCCGCTGCTGGTGGTGTTGCGGTTATCGGCTCCTGCATTCTTATTCCAATGCTAAAGCGCCACGCAGATAGCAAGTTTGAGAACACAGGGAAACACAGTGAAAACGATGAAAATGCGACAGTCAAGATGAAGGCATCCGATGCGGAGGACAATACGGCGGGTGAAGAGAGCTTCATGTGCAAAATGAAACGGATGGCGCTATCTGGCGTGAACCAAGACATTCACGCAGTCATAGAGACCGACGACGAGGTCTTTGCCATGCACGAGGCGGTGGAGCAGTTTGACCCCAAGACTGAGATTTCTTTCCAGTATCTGCAGGTCTTTTCTGCCATATGCGTCTCCTTTGCTCATGGCGCCAACGATGTTGCCAACGCGTGTGGTCCACTGTCTGCCATCTTTGCAGTATACGAGGCATCCACCACATTCAAAAAAAAAATGGTCAAAGAGGCGGAGGTGCCCGTTTGGGTGCTCATCATTGGCGCCGTTGGCCTGGTCATCGGCTTGGGCACCTACGGCTACAACATCATGCGCGCTCTGGGAGTGCGTATGGCGGCCATGACGCCGTCGCGCGGCTACTCGGCCGAGCTGTCCACCTCGCTGGTAATTTCTATCGCATCTGCCTACGGCATGCCCATCTCCACGACGCACACCATCACGGGCGCGGTCGTGGGCATTGGCTTGATGGAGGGCCGCAATGGCGTTAACTGGAAGCACCTAGCAAAGACGTTTACCTCGTGGGTCTTTACCCTCATCTTCGTCGGCTTTTTCAGTGCGGCGTTGTTCTCCCAAGGCGCCTACGCGCCGTCGGTCCAGGGCAACCGCGAAGTTCGGGCGCTGGCGAAGACAATTAACAGCCTAAGCTCGTCCAAGTGCATCGAAATCTTTGGCAAAGCGTCCGGCAAGACCACTTGCAATGTATAAAAACGGACACACTCTTTACATTATTTTTGCGCATTCTCACCTACACGAGTGAGGTAAGGTCAGTCTTATATTTGGCTTGCTGGCTTAAAGAGTTTATGATTATTATGTGTTATTATAAGTTGCTCTCTTATGACGCTCGGTGCCATCTTTCAGTGCTATAACCAGCCGTTCGCGACGTATAAGACGCTCGAGAGCTTTCGACGAGTGTACCCGACCGGTCACATTGTCGCCATTAATGACGGGGCGCCCGAGGAGCTAAAGCCGACGTTCGAGGCTATTGCGCACCACTTCAATATTGATTACACATACGAGAGCCGGCGCTCGTTCGTGGCCGACGAGGATGGTGCGGGCGGCGCGGCGCGCATTCACATGAACAAAAAGGAACAGATTCAACTGTACGCGGAGCGGTTCGCTTGGTCCGTGGCTCGCCTAGAGGAGCCTTACTTTGTGATATTGGAAGATGATGTCCTCGTGATGCGAGAGGCGAATGCGAGATTTTGGAAGTATGATATCAACGGTTGCAATCCGAATGTGTCGTTCGGGGCCGCCGCTGTCGCGTACCTGGAGAACGTGCGGCGAATGTGCGCCCCAAGTATAGTGCTTCCGCTACCCAAGCCGGCGCATTACGGGGCATGCGGCGGCTGCGTGCTGAACACGGCGTTCTTTAAGAGAGCGTGCCTGAAAATTGAGGCCGCCATGTCCGACTTTTGCAACGTTGTTCCTCAGAGTCAATGGGCAGGGGACACATTCATTAGCTTTTTATGCTACAGTGCGGGCGGCACTATTGGCGTGAACCCGGAGTTTTGCGAGACGTGGTATCAAGGCTGGTTTGACCGCGTGGTGCTTGGGAAGGTCGCATTTTTGCACAAAATCAAAGTTTATTATACGCAGCCAATGCCGGATGCCTTGCAAAAAGTATGCGCTAGTACGCGGCATGCTGTTGAGCCGGCGGCGGATGCAGATGAGGTCGCCGATAACGCGCTGCGGACCGAAGTCTTTGAGTTAATCAAACGCTCTTAGCCTGGCTCTTTAATCGAACTGAATGCGAGTTGGGAGAACACGAGGCCGCGCACCTGTTGTGTTAGCTTTTGTGTTAGCTTTTGTTTTCGATTGATGGGATGCAGTGGTCATGGCCGTGGTTGAGGTTGGGGCCGCGGATGTGGTGGGGGTGGCGGCCGTGGTGGGGGCGGCTGCGGCGGGGGCCGATGGAGGCGTTGCCCGCCGATGCTGTTGAAAGGACGCCATCTCGTCTTCTATTTGCGAGAGGTTGCGTAGGACGTAATCAATCACTTTGTTTTGAAGGGCCCATCTGAAGAAGTTCAGTTGGCCAATGGTCGTGTCCACAAAGACAGGGGTGCCGTCTGGGCGCTCGTCCACGACGAACGATATGCGGTTGTGACGGCGAAAAGGGTCGAACGCATGCTTCGAGAACGCCCGCAGCTGCGCGCGGTACTCCGTGTAGACCGTGAACTTCCGCATGCTGTCGTGCGTGGCATGCGCCGGAGGACTTGCGTGGGAAGTGCCTGCGGAGTCAAGCCAATACAGAACGTTGTTTTTCTTGGCGTAGTGGGTCACGAACCAATCCATCAGGCGCAGCGAGATGGCCGTCTTTCCTTCGACGAGGTCATGAAGGACCCGTCTCTGGGAAGCATGCTTTTGGAAATAGGACGTCAGCGAGCCGAGCATAAGGGCGTGGGCCGTGGCGGGCGGCGGGGGTGCGGGCGCTTCTTCGGTGCCTTGCGCGAATTCCATCATTATCATTAGTTGGGCATGAATGATTGGCTTTAAGTAGTGCGTTCAAATGCGTTTGTGGCAAAAAGAAGTGGGGGCGGGATGGGGATGGCGCGGGGAAGGGGTGGGATGAGCGGGATGGGCGGGGATGGGCGTGTCGCCTAGTAGTCGTTGCCAATCTCCAGCGGGCGGCGGTTGATGTCGCTGTACGTGGTGGTGGATTGCAGCCACGGGGACACGGGCTTCATCTCAATCGGGGGCTCGCTACGCAGTTGCAGGTTCGGGTTCTTCATGCTCGAGCCGACGGTGTCGATGCCGATGTGGTAGCCGGCCGTCAGGAAGTTCTGGTCGCGAACGTCGCCGCCAACCGCCGGGTTTTGTTGGGCCCAGCGGGAGTTGGCCGCGTCCTTAGGCAGCAGGTCCTGGGCGCTTAGGCGGTCGCGAGGGAAGCACGCGGGAGTGGGGGAGCCGTCGCCGGACGCGGCGCCTTGGCCGCCGCCGCCCATGGAAGTGGCGATGCCGGCGACCATGCCGGGGTGCGCGTTGCCGTTGGGGTCGCTGGCGGCGAAGGCACCGATGCCGGCCGATGCGGCGTCAGGGCTGTATTGCGCGTTGGCAACGTCCGCCGGCGAGCGGTACGCCGGTTGGTCGACGAAGAAGCGCTCGGCCGCCATCATCTTGGACTTGTTGTTGTACGAAAGGAAAATGAATCCCATCAAAACTGCCAGCAGTAGAAGGGTGACAATCACGTACGTTGGCTTGGACTTCATTCTTTGGGGCCTATGTGGGTGCCGGTCTATATTCTATGTAAGATATTTCCATCAGAGTCGTGCAACGGCCGTAGAGTTTGTGCAACTGCCGCCAAATGGGCGTCCCATGTGGGGCCATCTTGGGTGCGTTCGGCGGCGTCAATTTGCCGATGGAGGTCTTGTTTGAGAGAACGGAGCTCTTCGAGGCGCGCCTCTTGGGCCGCAATCTTGGGCGTGAGGACGGCATCCACTTCCGCGCGCCAATGGTCCTCGAGCTCCCGGCGGTCTGGAATGAGGTCGATGGCGGCCGAGGGCGGCGGGGGCCCGTGTGCTTCGAGGGCGCGAAGCATCAGGCGGAGGCGGAAGCGCTGCTTCTCGAACAGAATGCCGACCACGTCGATGGTGGCGTGCGCAAGGACGGCTTGCTGGCCGCGGTGCGGCGCAAGGGACCATTGCTCGAAGAAGGCATCCAACGTGGTCGGCTTGCCGGCGGTATCCGTGAACATTGCTGGATGAGTTGGCGAAATGTGAAAAGTGGCCTTGGCCGTTGGGCCTTGGCCGACTTCAAGCGAGGGCTCGAAGAACTCGTGGATTTGCTCCTCAGTGAGACCGTTCTTGAACCATGCTTTGTTATTGGTGAGAGTGGCGGCGAGGGACTCCGCGTCGAGGACCTCGAGTTGCTCTCCCGCCCACGTGTTTGCGGGGAAGCGGGCCGTCAGCGCGAATCCACCGGGTGTACGTGCCGAGGGACGGATGGAGATGTGCGAAATGTCGTTGAATAGGAGACGGACGCGGGATGTTCGGGACGTTCCCCGTGGCGTGTCTATCGGTACAAAGACCGCATGGCTGGTACGTTGCGGCTTGCCAAAGGCCGTGGCGTTGTTCATGGGTGCGGCTATTCGACCGTTAGGGATTTCTCGGGCGAAGTACAACGCAGGGAGTTGCACCCAACGCAGGTAGGTGCACAAGGCACCCAACGCAGGTCTAGCCAACGCAGGTGGTACACGCAAGTTTGTGTGGATGAACGGAAATGGCAACGAAAGCGTCAGTCATAAGCGAGAGAAAAACGAAGAGAAAGACGCCGAGGAGGTATCCCTGATGGACATGTTTATGCACATGTTTCGGGAGCACGTGTTGCAGCCGGACGTTCAGCGAGAGCTCTTTCGGCCGCTTCTCAAATGGTTTCTTTGGAACCTCATGCCGTATGTGTTGTTGTTCATCGGTCTGAATTTCTTCACGACGTTGGCCGCCGTGGCACTCGTGTTTTTCAGCGTGCGGAACAAAAAAATGTTGTGAAGATAGAAGAACAAGAAGCTCTATGCCCGCAGCTTGCAAACCCAAGGCTCCTAAGCAAAAGGGCGGCTTCGAGCTCGCCGGCCCGGCCGCGGCTGGTCTGCTCCTGCTCGCACAAGAAGTCGCACGCCGCCGCCTGGCGAAGAAGAAGCCGGCGATGCGCGGTGGTGCTCCTCCTGAAGTTAAGTTTGTGTACGTGCAACTCGAGACGGGTCTGAAAAGATGCGAGCTAAGAGACGGTAAATGGGAATGTGTTCCCGGCTCTAAGGCAATTGCCAATAGTGAAATGTCCGATGGAAATGTCAACCCCTTTGTTGGTGGTGCACGCCGCAAGAGCCGTAAGCCCAAGGCACGCCGCGGTGGTGGTGAGGCAGAGGAGGAGGTTGAGCGCACTTTCTTGGCATACCAGGATGCAGTTGCGAAAAAAGCTGCTGAAGATGCCATGAATAGTACCGAGGCAGCAGAGGCGGATGCTGGTGAGGATGCTGGTGAGGATGCTGGCGAGCCGGTCATGTCGGCACCGGTCATGTCGGCACCGGTCATGTCTGAGCCGGTTGGCCAAGACGGTGGCAAGCGCAAGACCCGCAAGCCGAGCGGGAAGAAAGTGGTGAGGCGCGGTGGCGCTGGTCTCCTTGAGGGTATCCATGACACGTTCACCTCGATGGGCAGTGAGATTACGAAGGGCGTGATTGAGGGTCTGGACCAGATGGGCAAGGACCATGCTAACATGCTGCCGCTTGCCGTTCCCGTGGCAGGCGGCCAAGACGGTGGCGCGAAAAAGAGAAAGGCAAAGAAGGCCCAACGTGGTGGCAGCAGTTGCGACCATTTCGCGACAGAGATGCCTGTGCAGATGCCTGCTGAACAGATGCCCCAACCCGAACTGTTTGCTGGTTCTTGCTCTGCGAGCGGGACGTTCACGGGCGGTGCCGCTGGTTGCAAAAAGAAGCGGACGCAACGCGGTGGCAGCATCGGCGGCATGGTTGCCGGTATGGGCATGGGCCGCTAATTAATTAGGCGCAATCACAACCTCCTTTTTGAGTGCATGTTCCTGAACAACTCTTTACATGCAACGCTGTGACGCCGAGCCATCTCTTGAAGCCGTGGGAGCTCTTTAGGGCCGCTTCCGGGACGGGGCTTGTGTCAAAGAAGTAGGCGATGCCGTCTGCGAAGCCCCTGATTTTATCCCTTGTGCAAAGGCGTTGGTCGAGGAACGCTAGGAATGGCGCCGCTTTTGTGACAAGGGCCGATTGGTCCGCCGCGAGGTTGCACTTTTGGGAATAGACGGACAAAAGGGCGGCCCGTTTGCTTGGCGAGCTAGGTGACTGGAACGTTGCAGCGTTTACTGCATTCACCGCGTTATGAAGACGGTATACCCACCCTGGTAGGCCGCTCGCCGTCCGCGGCAACTTGTTGTTGGTCATGTGTTGCTTGAAATTGTCGCGGCATGTTTCGCAAGGCAGCAAGCAGTCGAAAGAGGTAACCATATTGTTGAATATATGAAGGCTCTTGGGGTCTCCCTTGTGAGCGGCCTTTGCCGCCGCCGTGTGCAGAACCCACCACGCAGATGGTCCCCATACTTTGGGGTCGATGGCAAGTGCACCCATGTGGCCTGATTTGTCTTGTCCCCTTTCACTACTTGAAGTAAAGAGAAGAGAGGTGAAGAGGGGGGTCTCTACTTGGATTGCTCAAAGACCATGTCGAGATGTTGGGTCTGCACGTATTGAAGGGAGCGGGTGTAGAGCTCTTGCTTAGGAGGGGACTGTGCAGATTTACCGGAATGCTTTGCAATAAACCAGCCGCGGTCGGCCGCTGTGTCGTCGGTCTCCACTGGGGCCTTCCGGAGGCGGTACATGTTGCCGTTGGCGCGGTAGGTGAAGAGCGTTCCTTGCATTGTTGCTTCTTATGCTTATTATAGACGAGCACGCGTTTAGGTCCTTTTTTCTTTTTCCGGGCGTGTGGGTATTGGTGTAGTATTGGCGCAGTTGGCATGATGGGCGCGAAGCGTATGATGTGGTATGGAGAAGAGAATGAAGCGCTCATGGATGCCGGGCAACAGGCTCTGTCATGCGAGAATATAGATATGGACGATGCAGTCAAGCAGGTGTTTGGTGGGACGGAGGATGGGACGGGGGGTGGGACGGCCATAAGCGAGGGCACGTTTGTTGACGCGGACCTTGACAAATGGATTGACGGGCGTTTTCATACCGAGTGTGGTGCTACGCTGATGAAGACGCTCCTCATGAACCCTTGCACCGAGAAAGAACGCGTGGTGGCACGACAGGCAATTATTACTCGACCTGAGTTGCATTTGAGTCGGCTCTTGCAACTTCTCGCGGAGGCGAGAAAACTTGAGCGCGACGCTCTTTGGGTGCTCGTTAAGCCCGACATCAAAAAGACATGGCCGCTGCCGTTCCTCTTTCCAACCATGATGGGCGTGCGTCATCTAAACAGTGTGCCGCTCTTCCATGAATTTTATCATTTTAGCAGGCTCGTGGCGAGCCCGGCCCTGACTGTGCTGTATCCGTTGGGTATGGTACTCGGGCCTTGGATTTACTTCCGATTCAAGCTAGGATGGAAGCTATCGTTCAAGGCGTACGTCGTGTTCGCCATGCAGATGCTCCGCACGCTCAAGGGCGGTGTGGCCATCAAGGTGTGGGGTACACTGGCAGTGTATGCAGGATTGTATCTTTACAGCGTTGCGCAAGTCATCGACCTCGCGCGGATGGTGGGCGGTGCTCGACAGACGCTCGTGGCGCGGCAAGCAAAGGTGGAGCGGCTCCTGACCATTGCGGACAGTTTGAAGAGTGTGTGTGGTGGTGCAGACGTTGAATTTGCAGGATTTTATAGCGGAAGTTGCGACGGCCTGTCCGTGAAACCCGGCAAGATGGGATTCTTGGGCGTATGGGAGTGGTGGGGCAACCCTGATACGGCTGCGAGTATTAAGAACGCTCTTAGGATAATTGCGGCGGCAGATGTCGTGGCGGCCGGTGCATTGTGCTTGGGAGGCAGTGGGGGTGGCGGCCGTGTGTGGAGCGCGGTCGAGTTTGGTGGTGAGGTCGGAGGCGAGGTCGGGGGTGACGTTGGGGGCGAGGTCGTGGGTGATGTGGGTGGCGAGGAGATTGGCCACGGAGGAGAATGGCCACGGTTCTATGGCATGCGACATCCTGCACTCGGAGGCAGGTGTGTGGCAAATCCTGCGGCGTTGGACAAGAACGTCATAATTACGGGGCCGAATGCTGCCGGAAAGACAACTTATTGTCGCGGGCTGCTGGCCAACATCTTGCTTGCTCAGACGTTGGGCATCGCGTGCGCCCGCCGCGCGACCATGGGCGGCCGCTTGTTTGGTGGCATCGTGAGCTTTATGCGCATAAGCGACGAGACCGGCATGGCGTCTTTGTTTGAAGCCGAGGTGGCGCGCTGCGTCGAGATGTGGAAGGTGGCTGAGGAGCAGACCAAGATGGGACGTCCCGTGTTCATGGTGCTCGATGAGCCGATGCACGCAACGCCGCCGACGGAAGGGGCCGCCGCGGCCATGGCTTTCATGAAGGGCCTGGCGCGCATGGAAACAGTCCGTATCGTGGCAACCACGCACTACGCCGCCATCACGAGCTTGGCGTTTGAAGAGTCGCGTGACTTTGTGAACGTGTCGATGGAGGCCGTCTTGCGACGTGGCAAGAAGATTGCGTTTCCGTATAAGTTGCGGCAGGGACCGTCCTTCCAAAGCATTGCGTTGGAGCTGATGCAAGAGCAAGGCGCGTTTCCAGGGGCGTTTGTTGAAGATGCGCTCAAAATCAAAGAAAAAATAGGTGGTCGTGAAATAGTATAGTCAAAAAGCGCGCGAATAAAGACGAATAAGATGATTGACAGTGGAATCATGATGAGCGTTCAAATCGCAATCGTCGGCATCGTTGTGGTGGTGGGCCTCTTTGTGTTGTGGCGCCGCATCGCTCGCCTAGAGGAGCGCGTCGAGGCGCTGTCCAACATGCAACGTATCATGGGTGGCGCGGGTTTCATGCAAGCGGATGGCATGGAAGGCATGGAAGGCATGGGCGGTGGTGGTGGCCAGCACGAGAACGGGCAACACAGCCTTATGCCTGACGAGGACATCATGGCGGCTATCTTTGACTTGCCTCTTGGCCGTAGCCGTGCCGGCATCGTTGAGCTTTCCGAGGGCAATGGCACGGGTGGTGGCGGTACAGTGACGGTCGTTGAAGAGGAGGATGGGGCGGTCGAGGAGGCGGATGCGGCTGAGGAGGCGGAGGAGGCGGAGGAGGCCATTCACGATGTGGCGCCCTCTGAGAGCGAGCAAGCGGTCAGCAAGAGCAAGCTGCGCAAGCTAACGGTTGACGAGCTAAAGAGCATGCTAGAGGCGCGCGGCTTGTCCACGGATGGCAGCAAAGTGGTGCTTGTTGAACGCCTACATGGTGAGTAGATGACTATAGTATTAGTAGTATTCGTGGGACTGATTTTTCTTCTTTCTTTCGTATAGAAGTTGCTCTGCAAATGTCGTCTTGCTCGTCCTGCACGCAAAAGGGAGATATCCCATGCCCGTCCCGCATGGCCGATGGCCGCGCGTTCACCGACTACCGCCCGCGTTGCGCCGTGAATGCGGAGCTAGTCCAGGCAATCGGCGGCAAGACCGCGAGCGCCTACGAGAGCCGCATGTTCCTGCAACGCAACGCCAACAAGTGGATGGACTCGGAGCGCGTCAAGTCGGTCGAGCGCCTATCCCCGTGCGCGCCGTGCAAGCGTCCCACCAGCGACCCGGGCACCATGCTGCCGTCGCGCTACGTCGTGCGTTGCGACGCTGTGACGTGCTCGCGCGAGGAGGTTAACCCCGCCGGTCTGGGTGACGGCCGGATGTACAGATAATCCGGCCTTGCTTTGCCTAGGCCGGATGTACAGATAATCTAGAACAATGCTAGTGCATCGAAGCGGGATTGCATTTCGGCGCCGTGCCATTTGGGGTCGAGCCCCTTGTGTTTTATCTCAAGTCTTCGCAGGTCTCTGAAGACGAAAAAGGGCCAAGCAAATGGACTCATCATGCCCGCGAAAAAGCTGATGTGTGCCCTTTCGCCATAAAGCAGCGGTCTGTTTATGTGTTCTTTTTTATCAAAGTCCCAAGCAGAATATTTGCAGTCGGCGCTCAGATACCAGCCGCGTAAGGCGCCAAGAACACTTGTAACGCGAACGTATGACATTTTGTTAGGTTTGGCATATTGGTTTTAAGTGGAGGGCGATTTTTCTCTCAGGAGTTTAGAGTGGACACTGGCGATTACTTGATGCAATTTTCGTCACAGTTGGCGAATGCCGTTGTCAGGATAAGCGATGATGGCATGCATGTCAATATCAAGGGGAATGTTTTGAATGCGAGCAGATATGATAGCATGCAGCTCGTCGCACCCAGCCCTGCTACTCGTGGTGTGTCGTATTCGGGCTCCGCCTTGCCGTACCCATGCCCGCAGATTGCATTCGAGGGAACGCCCAACGTTGCTGACGTCCCGGCGAATGGCATGTTTGACGCCGTGTTCGCGTACCCCAACTCGTACTACTCGCACGATGCTTTCACAAAGGTGGCGTCGTCTATTTTCCTGACGCTGAGCGAGAGGGGTGGTGAGAGGCCCGCCGTCTTTGTGCGGTTCGAGCTGCCCGACCAGAACGTCCTAAGGACGCTCACTCACCGTCCGGAACGCAACGTTCTTGGGCCGTCGTTCCACTCCCTCAAGGAAGATATTCTCGGGATTGCAAGCCAAGAGGAGATATTGCGCCGTATGGGGACAGTTAAAGAAACATATGGATTGGCTTAGGGGGTGCGGCTTAGGCTTAGGGCCCGCCCGAGTGCACCATACCTTATTTCTATTGCTTCGTGTAGTAGGTACACTGCATTTTGCACCATGGAGTTGGTCCTTTTGTCGACGCTTGTAAGCAAGACGTTCCGTCAACGGACGACCGAACTGTTCTTTGGGCACCATGAGGCGTTCGAGAACAAGGAGGAGAAGACGCTCGATGCCGCTCGTAGCGCGGGCAAGGCGGCGGCCATGGCCTTGCGCAAGCACGCCAAGAAGGCGGCGGATTCTGTGACGGAAGAGGAGAAGGAAGAGCACTTTGAGGCGGAGGATTCAGAGGAGGCAGGTGAGGAGGCAGGTGAGGAGGGACCTGAGAAGCTTGAGCTACCTGAGCAATCTGAGAAGCAAGATAAACAAGAGGTTGTAGCGAAGGAGCCGTTTGAGTCCAAAGAAACGCCGAATCCGATGACGCAGGCGCAAAAAATAATGCTGATTGTGTTCTTGGTGATTTCGGTGGGGTTGGGCGCTTATGCGGCATACCTATCGTGGAAGGCAAACACGGTGTTCGAGTTTAGCACGCCCGTCAAAGTATTCTTTTCGTTCTTCGCATTCATCGGAGGCATATCGTACTTGTCGTCATACCTGATTTTCCGGTGGAAGGAGACGGAGTATGTGGTGAAAATGAAGGGCGGGCCCTTGAGCGATAAGCTAGACGCTGGGGCGGGCACCGTTGGTGCGGCCGTCGGTGCAGTTGGCCTTGCAGATGTGGCCGCGAATGCCGCTGATGCCGCTGATGGAGAAGCCGCAGAGATTCCGTCGTTGGACAAATCGTCTGTGGACGCGGAGCCTGACGCGGAGCCTGACGCAGCGCCTGACGCGGAGCTTGACGTAGATTCCGACGGCTTTGTCATATCTCCGACAGAGACATTCGAGACGCCCGAGACTGTCGGCGGCCGCGGGCGTGGCCGGCGGCATCGCATGCACCGTGCCGCCAAGGCCGCCAAATCGCCTAAAAAGATAAACAAGGCACGGAAGAGCTTGTGGGCTCTGTAATCGGTTGGGCTTAAAGATTTGGAAACTTTAGTTTTTATATTGACGATGCTTACACGCCGTTATCTCAACCGTCTTGCAGACCATCATTCAAATGCCGCTAATTCAAAAGCACCGCTTACGGTGCAGAAGGTTGCCAAGGCCGTGGGCGACATGCGTGCGCAGATTCGTAGGACGTATGACAACGATGCCAAGCTGAGGAAGCTGAACGACCGCGTGAAGATGCTCGAGCATCAGAGCACTCAGAGTGAGATTTTGGCGCAGATGTATCGCGAAAAGATTGATTACCTGGTCGATGCGTGGCCCATTCTGCGCGGCATTGTGAAAGATGAGACTGATGTGCCGAGCAAGGACGCTCCTGTGTGGGCATTTCACACTCTTTCGAGTGCTTACTTTGAGCTGACGCTCGAAAACGTCCGCATCCTTGAGCTCAAGGAGGCCATCCAGGACGCGACGAGCGAAGTGCTCCGCCTCGAGATGGATGTGTGCGAGCTGCACACGGACATGGCCTCGATTGCCAAAATATACAACGGGACGAATGCATGGCAGGCTTTTCCATATGAAGCTTGTGCCGAGTGCCTATCGCGGACGTCCTTTTGTAGCACGGGCATCGAGTAGAAAAAATGACATATGCGGCGCGTGTTAGGAACTAGTGAGAGAGAAACATGGAGGTGCCACTGCTGCGGTTCGTGCGCGAATTTGAAAGCCATATCAGTTTTCTGCAAGAGACATACCCCACGCTCGGTGTGTATCTGCAAATGACGTTCCCGAACGAGGATGTCGCGTTGACGTTCGACAACGAGTCGGCGCTGGAGGAGGATGGACGCTCCGTCTTTGATTGGACGCTCTGGAACGCCGAAGAGACCGAGATTCGGGCATACGACGCGGCGGCCGAGTGCGAGACGGACGAGGGATGGTGCAACACAAACGTCGACGACCGTTCTATGTGCAAGGCGTTCGTGCGATTTACGCCCATGATGGGTGGCGGCGTATGTGCCAATCGATGCGAAGTGTGGCAAAAAGAAGGCGAGTTTGGTGAGATTGCTCTCGCGATTGTTGCAGAGGTGTTGGGTGGCAGCGTGATGGTGGAGTAGGTGGAGTAGGTGGAGTAGGTGGAGTAGGTGGGCTATGGGCTATTTCTTTTTGTTTTCTGTAATGCATCCCATTTTGTCGTACGACTCTGGCATGTATGTGTGGAACTCGCCGTCGTCGCCGGCAAATGCCTCGCGTTGTAGGCGCTTGGAGTACTTGAAGACGCTGCGCTTAATCTCTTCCGGCTTCGCCAAGAGTGACACGATGGCCGTGTGGACAGGGGCGTCGCCGAGGCGTTTGTAAAACATGAGACCGGATTGGTCGATAGCCGTGAGCGCCGCTTGGACGTCCTCGCGTGCCCAGAAGTCCGTGCGAGTGATGAAGTAGTTGTTGAAGAAGTAAACCATTCCCCATATGCGCATGTTGGTCTCTATGTTTGGAAGGGGGTCCTCCGTGATGCTCAGCAAGCTCCGGAATGGATGGAACTGGACGGCGCGCATCGGGATTTCCTGTGCGACGAACATTTGCTGGATGGTGGCTTTCTGTGCCGGGTCGGGGAAGTGTTGCTCGAGGAGCTCTTTGAAGCCGTGGTTGCAAATGCCGCAGTCGATGCTCAGTATGTTAGAGGAGTAGACCAGGTTGTTGTCGACCGTCCACTTGAAGAGGTCGTAGGTGATGGGCTCCTCGATGATGCTGTCGTCGTCAAGGCGCATGATGTAATCATATGCACGAGCGTACTTCCAGACATTGATGGACCACCAGCGGCACATCATGCGGTACTTGTCCGTGCGCCAATAGGGCGTGGGCTTGAGGGCGACGCAGCGCGCCATCTTGTCCGCGTCGATGTGTGCCGGAAGGGTGAAGTCAGTGGGGTCGAGCTGTTGAAACGACACGAGGCCGCGGCATGTAGAACGAATGCCCATCATGATTTCCCGCTGGTCTTTGGGGCCAAAGTCGCCTTCGTGGTAGAGAATGACAGGGTATTGGTACATGGCGTTGAAGTGCTTGAAGAGGAAGTACAAGCAGTTCTTGAGATGCGTCTTGCGGACAGGCGTGTTTTGCGTGAGGATGAAGATTGCCGCATTGGGTTTGGGGGCTGCCGCCGCCATTCTCTCTGAAAAATGAATGGGTTGCGGTCTTTAGATGGATTGCGTTTTGCGTGATTGCGTCTTTGCGTGATTGCGTCTTTGCGTCATTGCGTCTTTGCGTCAACCCCAAACATCATTTATCCGCTCCCATATGCTGGCATTCGGGTCGCTGAGGGACGCAGGCGGGTCGTTTGAGGCGCCGCTCTTGGATGCGCTTGATGTGGTGGCCGCGGGTGCCGTGGATGCCGCAGGGGCATTGGGGTCCTGTACTTTCTTGAAGGGCGCCGGCTTTGTCGGGACGACCTGGTTATTCCTCGGATCAGTGAGTTTGGGGAGGGGCGCTTGTGCCGTAAGTTGGGCGAGTTTGCTGGCGAGCGCGAGAGGCGCACACTTTTGGAGGTCATCGTCCGTGAGTTGTGCCGTGGCCTGGGATGCGCCGGTGCCGTCGAGGGAGACTTGCCATTGACGCTTGCGCAGTTGCGGCGACGCCTTGAGCGCCGCCTCGGCGGCCTCTTTGCATTGCTTGAGCTCGTCCTCCGCGTCGTCGAGGGTGCGATTGGCGTTCGCAAGCCGCTTCTGCAGCTCGGTGGTAAGAGCAAGGTACTGCTCCTCCTTCTGTTTGATGAGGACGTCGATGCCGTTGTGTTGTTGTGTGAAGTACTTTCCAAGTTCGTCGATGGCCTTGTCGTCGAGCACGCTCTTGAAGTAGGCAAAGGCCACGAGCTTCATGTTGAAGAGGCCGGTGGGGTTCAATGTGACCTCGCTGTTGCCAAGACGGATATCGTCAGGAGCGTCCTCTTGGGCGAACGTCTTTTGCATCTTTGTTTTTCCAATGTAAAAGTTGATGGCCGGGGCGCTCACCGGCGTGACCTTGGAGCCTTTATCGTAGGACAGTGCATAGAGCGTCGGCTGGCGGTTGCTCATGAGCATGAACTTGTCGACGACCCACTGGTACGCGCGGCCGGCCTCGCCGATGATGACCTCTATCAGGACGTTCCGATTGTCGCGGCGGCGGACGGCAATCTCGATGAGATCGGGATTCTCTGCAGTGACGCGGAACAGGACCTTGCGTTGCTCGCCTTCGGCGAAATCCAAGTTTTCTATGATGCCGTAGAATGTGACGGTGAAGGGCGTGAGCTCAAAGGCGGTCGTGGAGCCGATGCGGTTGCCGAGGGCGCGGGAGGAGGGGCCCACGAGGCGCAGCGATTGCAGAGAGAGACCGATGTCGACCGGCACGCCGTCCTTGTCGCGCGTCTTTATCATGGGCGGAAGGACGCCCTTGGACGTGTCGACGACATTGAGGCGGAAGCTGTTGTCGGCGCTCAGCAGGTCGCGCCACATGCCCATGTTGCCGTCGTAGACTGCCGGATGTGGCGCGACCGTGGCGGGCGGAATGGGGGCGCCCTCTGTGTATGCAACTAGGTCGCTGAAAGACGAAAGGTAGATTGCGAGGGCGGCGTCTTGGAGTTTGGGGAACCCCTTCAGCGTGAGCGTCTCAGTGTAATTATTGGTCATTGCGTTCTGCGCTTGGGCTTGGTCTGCTTTCGGTTCTTCTTTCGGGTCTTCTTTTGGGTCCTCACCTGTGAAGCGTTCTGTAGTGCGGCCGCTGATATTGCTGTACTTTCTTATGATTAGAAAGACGACGAGCGCGCCAATAAAGGCCGCGGTCCAATACAGCACCGTCATGTTTTCGCTTATTGCGCTCTAACATTGATGTAGGAAAAATAAGAGTAAAATTTAAGTAGTTGGGGGCGATGGAGAGGTTGTGGGCAGGCAGTAGCTACTGCTATTGTGCCTTGCGGACCTTGACAACCGTGGCGTTCTTCTTGCGGACGTACGGGTTGTAGTCTTCCTCGTCCTCCTCCTCGTCTTCGGCTGCGTTCATCTTGAGGGCGCGGCGCTCTTCCTCCATGGCCTGCAGCTGCCAGAGCTCGGGCGAACACATCTTGAAAGTGCGGTTCTCTGCCTTGTACCAAAAAACCGTTTCGTTGATGTTGGCGCCTTGTGTGCGGTTGTCGATGACCATGCACTCGTAGTTGGTGGTGAGTTGCTCGAGAACCTGGGAGAAGACCTCGTAGGTGGGGAACATGCCCGCGTACTGCTCGTAAATCTTCTTGCGGTTGATGAAGATGTTCTCGCGCAAGATGAAGACGTTGTCCAAGTTCGTGCGCAGAGATGGCGGGATGCCCATGACTTGCTGACTAGTGACGGCCACGAAGCAGTTCGTGTGACGGCCGTTCAAGAAGAGGTAGCGGACCGCCTTGTCGTTGACCCACTCTTTGTTGGAGTACATGAGGTCGTCAAAGACGATGAAGCCGCGGGGGTCGATGTCGGTGCGGCCGAACTTCTTGATTTCATTGTTGTACTGCTGCGTGATTTTCTTTTGACGCTCCACGAACCGCTCCACAATCTCGGGCGAGAACTCCTCGTAGATGAGAATCCCCGGAATGAAACTCTGGAAGAAGTTGTTGGCCATCTCTGTCGGCGAGATGACGATGCCCATGGGGATGTCACGCAAGAAGTAGAGGGTGTCGCGCAACAAGAAGGACTTGCCGCGGTTGCGGGGGGCGAGGTAAAGGACGGTGCGTCCCTTGGCGCTCCCCGGGGCATACGACATGTTTCGCATGTTGTACTTTTTTAGTTCAAGCTTCATGCGATATTACTAGATTTTGGTAGGTGGTAGGTCCTTACTTTACACTGCTATTGTTATTTTTGATTTATTTTCCAGACTATGTAACGCATTGTGGTGCGGAGAGTAGCCGGTGCATGAAAAACAAGGGTATGGCGCATGGATGGCGTGGGTATGGCTTGGGGATTGCGTGGGGATGGCTCTACTTCTTCGGCATGAAGAACGAGATGCCCGCCAGCCAAATCATGTAGATGGCCGTGACCGAGATAAAGCCAGCCAGAACCCATGCGAAGGTGTTGCAGTTGCCAACGACCGTGCAGTTCAGGTTGTAGATGCTGATGCCCGCAACCACGGCAACGTAGAGGGCGAACAGAATGGCGAACATGGCCCGGGCGCCCGTCGACTTGATGAGAGACATCATGTTGAAGAGCACCAGGATGTATGCCACGACCATGACGGCGTAGGCGAACAAGGCGATTTTGGCCTGGGGCACTAGCGAAATGTTCCAAGAGCCGATGCTGAAGTTGATTCCAGTGCTGAGCATGGACATCGTGGGTCGGTTGTTTGTTACGGAGGACGGAGAGTATCTGAATGTGATGCACAAAAAAATCAGGAGGCGGCTCACATGCTAGTAAATGGGGTAAGGGGCGCAGGGACGGCTTCTAGGTCTTCCGGGACGACGTCTTCGGGAATTACGTTGAGGTATGCATGCTCGCCGAAGAGCTCTTTTGCTTTTTCGTTGTAGGCACGGGCGGCGTCCAACTCATTTTTGAAGGTTCCTAGACCAAAACGTATACCATCTTTGAATAATTGGGCAATGTAGGATACTATGGCTCCCTTTTTACGTTGACAAACAATTTTGCTCACTCCTTTGAAAGGACTACTTGAATCCCCTTGCTTCTTGCGCTTGTTGTAGCTACTTTGCTTTGTATCTACAATCCGCAAGTTCTCCCTACGATTATCGAGGTTGTTGTGATTGATGTGGTCCACAATCATGTCCGGTTCGGGATTCATCAAATAGCGATGTAGCATTTGAATCATACCTTTCTTGCGCACACTTACATAATTAGCCTTGTTTGCAGAGAACGTGTAACGCATAAGATGATGCCAGTCGTCATCACTGACGATGATATTGTTAACAATCTCCTTCTTTATGTTTCGTAGTGGAATTATAGCTTGTCCACGCTCGTTGCGAGTAATTTCAAGAGCCATGTGTTTTTCTTCTTTTTCGTTGTCGTATTTTAGTTTGAAATCTTCATAGGCTTTGGATGCTTCTTCAGGGCTTGAATATATGCCAATGTTGATTCCGCAGTACCTCGCTCCATACGGTTTCTTTGGGCCTCGAAAATCAAACCAAACACCTTTTGGAAGCTCACTCCGCATTCGTGTAAAAACAGGAGTTTTGGGAGCATCTTCTGCTAGTATTTCTTGAATTTCGGCATCTGTGTATTTAAAATTGATTTCTGCACCTACTCCACAATAATGAAGCGCCGCTTTGTCGTAAGCTTTTGCGGCTTCAAGTTCAGTCTTGAAGGGCGCCCTGTAAAAGTGCCCGCAAACCGTAACCCACTCTGTTCTTTTAATATAGGTACGTGAGTGAACGCCTTTGTATTTACTCGTCGTTGTACCATCTTCGTTTTCGACTTTGGGTCGGTTTTGATTGTTTGCACCCCGTGTTACAACGCGAAGGTTTGTTCGGCAATTGTCAAGCTTGTCGTGGTTGATGTGGTCGACCACAAGCCGTGGGTTTTGTACGTCCATTATAAAGCGATGCATTCCAATGCTACCGCTCTTTGTTGGGAGTGTTGTTTTTGCGTAGCCCGCCGAAAGGTACCACTTATATGCGTTTACTTTCTCATAGTCTTCTTGAAGGAGTTTTGTTGTGGCCACAACCGTACCAGTCCTGTCTTTAAGAGGAAAATCCAAAACGATGTTTGCCATCTTTTGCTTACAGACTAGTTGTGGCCAGTAAGTCCTTAAGTGGATGACAAAAATTCCTTTAGCACACTGAAATCAATGTTTCCAACGATTTCCACAATTTAAGCACCTCACGAAGGTCGTAGAAATTTCATCCGCCGCACGGGTTTGAAGCTCATAGAACGTGCAGCGTTTTTTCTTGCATTTTCCGCACGTGTAAACATCCGTCATCGCCGCCATGTTTGATTCGTAAGCTCCCTTAACTACAGCAATTTCCTTCTGTATAACCTCCTCCCACGCCTCCGGAAACAAGTTCTCCGGCGCCATACTCGCCATCTCGTTCGGCAAGAACTCCTTCTCGCCCAACCTCACGGCCAACCGGCGATTACCAACATAGCTGTCCGGGTTCATATTGGCCACCATGCTCCGCGCCTTGGCCATGTACGCCTCATTAAAGACGGGGTTCGCCCAGCTGGCGGCAAACGGAAAGGCCTTTGCGACGTCGATGGTGTTGTTAAAGACGCCCACTTCCAAGTCCGCCGCCTCTATCTCGCTCATGTACTTGGTAAAGACGGCCCTCACTCCAGTTCGAACGGGGTGTGTGTTCGCCATAGCTGTGCTGTGCCTACTCACTTCATTGCGGCGAGTGTTTAGGTGCCTTGCTCATTTTTTGGGGTCGGGCCTAAGGGGTCAGGCCTACAATAAAAAAGGAAGCAGGGCACTCGTGTTGGTGCTAGTAAAGAGAGTAGCGAGTGGCCATGGAGTCCGTCATCAGCGACGAGTTCCTAGACGGTGCCAATGTGGTCGAGATATATTATGCGATGGGCGCAGAGGACGGCCAATGGGTGACGGACGGCTTCTCGACGGTCCCGATTGCGCACGATAAGCCGCCGCGGTTTGTGCCACGGGAGTTTCGGCGGCACGTTCAGCGGCTCGTCGAGTACAGTCACAAGCACATGACGTACTCGTATGACACGGCGAACGACGCCCAACGCAACCTCATCCGTACAACGGTGCGCGATTCTGTGCGCGACTCGGTGCATGGAGCGTTCTATGTACGGGCGCTCGCAGAGGACGTCGTGCCGTGCCATCAGTTTCCATGCACTACTGAAGTGCACCACGTTGCACACATCGAGCGCACGACCTACACGATTCACAACCGGCTCGCGCTGATAGTGGATTACGTGAAGGAAAATGAGCAGGCGGCGTATTACACGTACATGCTGCGTTACTCTCACGCAGAGAACGCGGATAGAACAAAAATTATGCAAGTCTTCCGCGAGGCGCTGGCGACCATCAAAGCTTAGCCGATAATGCGAACCGGCACATATTTTTGGAACTCCTGATGCCAAGCACACTCAAAGGCAGCGGGTTGGGCGATGGTGCGCGTCTTGAACACGGCCCGTAGCATTTTGCTCACTGTAAGCGTCGGCACTCCGGCAATCCCGACCTTGATGTTGCCACCCGTCTCGTACGGCGGGTATACGTCATAGACGTCCGGGTTCTCTGTTTTCTTGAGCCACATGATTGTGCCGTCGCCTTGCATAGCTGGGGCGGCTTGGACGGCTTGGATTGCTTGGGCGGCTTGGACGGCTTGGACGGCTTGGACGGCTTGGACGGCTTGGACGGCTTGGACGGCTTGGGCGGTGGCGTGGGCGGCCATGGGCGGCGGAGCGTTCTTTGGTGTAACTTGCGACTCGCGAATACCGGGAGACTCAGACACAACCACTTCTTTTTTGGGTGCGGTGGCGGGAGCGCTCATGGTCCCCGCCTCGCGGAACGCAGGCTCGTCCTTGACCTTGCGTATGACGGATTTGATGAGAGTGTCGTCAAAGTTGTGGAGCTTCGGCTTGAAGCGCGAGTTGTCCGGCCAGAAGTATACGCCGCGGTGCGTGTACGGCAGGTCCGCCGCCATTTCGAGCAGGCACGTGAAGCCCTCTTGGGTGGGCGCAAAGTAACGTTTCACATGATAGACGCAGCCGTCCATGTACGGGTCGTGCTTGTGGCCCTCCAGGAGCTCGGTCGCCGTCTCTAAGCGCTGCTTGAGATTTGCGTTGTTGCGCGGTCCTGCGTAAGGACGCCCGGCATAGGCAATGACGTCGTTGATGAGGAAGGCCCAGCCGCCGCGCGTGTCTTTCACCATCTCGCCGTCCAAGACCGTGCCGTTGCCATGGAACGCCTTCGGCGGGAACTGTCCGCGCCCGAGGAGCATTCGCGGGTACTCGTAGCCCGGTTGGATTTTCTTGTCGACGTAGACTATCATCGGGACGTCCTCGTACGTAATGAGGACCATGAAGTAGGGATTGCCGTTCGAGCGGAAGCACATCCAGTGTGCGGAGCGCGGGTTGGTGACCAGCTGAATGCCGGTCTCATCGAGACGGTGCCAGTGGCGCGCGATGATTTTGAGGCCGTAGGCGGCGTCGAGCCGCTTGAGGAGCTCGTCTTTGAAAACGCTGCATTTGACGTTAAAGTGAATGCGGTCGCAAAAAGAAATCACGCCGGTATGCATTTTGTATTGTGGTGGGGGAGGACGGTGGGTGGGAACGGGACCTCCTTTTTTATACTTATTGTGCTGAGGCTTTAAGCCGAAGGCTGATGCCCAAGCCTTTTTAAGGCTGATGCCCAAGCCGAAGGCTGATGCCCAAGCCTAAGCCGCTACAAGGAGCCGTTGGCCGGCCATGCACATTGGGACGTTGGCAAGAGGCGTCGCGGACGACATCGGCTTCATGGGCGGGCAGTCGCCCACGGTGCGGGGGTTGTACTCGGTGGGCACGGTGGACGAGGCCGGTTGGAAGTAGCCGGCGAGCTCGGGGCTCGCGGCGTCAGCGGAGGCCGGCTTGCGGTTGAGCGTGCTGCACGGGCTCATGACGGGCTTGTCAATGAGGTTGGTGGCGCCAATGCCGATGCCGAAACCGGACTCGCCCGCCGGCGGTTGGACGCCAGTGCCCTCTGCGCCCGTGGCTTGCGTTTCCGCGAAGGTTGGGTGCGCGCTTGCAGTTTGGATGACCGCGCGCGGACGGGTCGCATAGATGCCTAGGACGACGACCGACACTACAAAGAGCAAAACGAACCCGAAGTAAGTCGCACCGTCCATCTCTTAATATTTAACTCTGTCACTCTGTCTTTTGCAAAGAGAAGAAAGAAAACAAAGAAAGCAAGGCTTTGCTCAGGCGGCTCATGCGTGCGCGATGACTTTGGCCGCTATGGCGCCGCGGTCCGAGCCGATGACGCGGTCAATCTCACGGCCATTACGGATGTACACGACCGTTGGCAGGCGCGAAACGTCGTATTGGGCCGCAATGTCCGTAAGGACGTCGACGTTTGCTTTAATGACAAGGACGTTCGGGAAGCGGTTGGCAATGTCCGTGAACGTGGGGCTCAGTGCGCGGCACGGACCACACCAAGGCGCGAAGAAGTCGACCACGATGAGGTTGCGGGTACTTTGCACGGCTGCTTGAAAGACGTTGGTTTGCGAGATTTCAACGAGTGGCATGGTTGGTCGAGTGCTAACTTAGAGAAGTATTTTGACATAGCTTTAAGTAAGTGAATAAGTAAGTGACGGCAACAAGTGAAGCATGATTGGTGCTTTTGAGTTGTTTGCAATTGCATGCTTGTCAATGGGATTGTCGGAAGTTCTGACCGCTTTATGCATGGGTCGGAGGGCACGGGAACAAGAGGATATGCGCCGTCTAATTGAGCGAGTGACGAGTGCGAGCACGACCCAAGCCGAACGCACACCCATGCCGATTGACGTTGTTTCGGTGCAAGTGCATGGTTGCACAGAAGAGGGGTGCTGCGCAATTTGCCTAGAAGAGCATTCTAAAGACCCTACAAAGATGCAGAGGCTCACAGCTTGCGGGCATCTGTTTTGTGCAGAGTGCTTCGAGATGTGGTATGCCAAGACGCCAAGGTGCCCTCTTTGTAACTTTGAGTACGTGAAAACTACTTTGAGTACGTGAAAACTACTTTGAGTACGTGAAAACTACTTAAGGATAAGGGGGTCCTTGTGTGTAGGCAGCGATGCCTTGTATATTGCACCGGTAGCATAGATGGTTATTGCGCTCGACTGTTAATCGAGAGGTCGGTGGTTCGAGTCCACCCCGGTGCGGTGTTGTAAGTTGTTGTTTTTAGTTCTGTTAATACGCGTGCGTATTACAGAGGGAGCCGAGAACAAGCAGGGGAGGTAGGCAAATGCAAGTTATTCAGTCCATTTGGGACACCGTTCAAGATGTAGAGGATGCCTTGTCTAATAATAACGGGCGTGGACATGTCCCCAAAGCGGTGCTCTACGTTGCTTGCCTTGAAAAGCAACCGAGCAACGTGAATGTGGCTAGGGGCTGGAGAATGAATGTGATTGATGGACATGTCTATGCAGAAGATTATGAGCTTCCCATATACACCGACCCAAGAAACCCGCAAACTACATTACAGAGGTTGGTCACTGAGGATTCATTGTGCAGGGGTGTGGTGGGTTCAGGCTATGTGCGGGAAGGAATCATGAAGAACAATGTGTACTTCCTGATGTACTACGAAATGAAGTATGCAAATGGCTTGACAAAGATAACCCCTGCGGGTTTCATTCTGGCACGCATTGAGGGAAAAGGTCTATACATTGACGTCATCTGCGCCGATAGGCCGCAGAAGCCCATGTTTGCGGTTCACAAAGGTGGGCTTCTCTTGGCTTTGGCAGCCCAATACGCTAAGGAGCACAGCTTGGAACAACTCACCTTGTCTGCCTTGCCGAGCGTGCTAACTTATTACCCACAATTCAACTTTGCACACCGTCACTCTTGCGACTCTCCTCCGAGCGTCGTCATAAGTCAAAAGCTCAAGGCAAATGCGAAGAAGCGCACACCCGAAGAAAATGAAGACTACGACCCGTATGACGATGATGAATTGTTGGATTTCATGAGCGACCTGCAACTAAATGGCTTCGGGACCCGTCATGGGAGTGATTGTTCAACGAGTGGGAAGACCAAACAACAAATCAAGCAGTCAATCAAGGTTTCGAGATGCGGTGATGATGGGTTTAAGATGGTGAGCTGCTTGGACAACTCACTCCAGTTGCCTAGCGCACCGGCGTCGAAAAGGGGCTCGCAATCCAAAGCATCCCCCAAGACACCACAAAAGGCTAAGTCCCCGAAGGAAGGGCCCTCGAACACCGGTGTCTTGAGTGATGCTTTGGGCAAGACGAAATCAAAGTTGAAGTCGCAAGTGTCACCAGCCAATGTGCATGGAAAAACGAAAGCAAAATCTTTACAACTGAGCAAGTCTGCTTAGAATAGATTTGTGCTTACTCGCTGTCGCTCTCAAACTCGGGTACAAGCACTTTGGGTTGCTCCATGTCCTTTTCGGAAACTGTGTCGTTGCTTTCGTTTGACCCCTCCACCGTGTAGCCGTTTTTTTTGTAAAATGCGAGGCGCCGCCGCCCTTGGTTTATGTAGAGACTGAACTCGTCCCAAATGTCAATGGTTAGAGGAATGTGCTTGCGCTCGCACGGCTTTTGTCGTTGGATGCGGCCTATCGGTTGTTCGATTGCCGAGACGGGGGACGCAAGGACGAGCGTATCCAGTGCAGGGATGTCCATGCCCTCGCTGCTCATCGCAAGCGTCGCGAGGATGATGTCCTTGCTCTCGCTCTCTTTGAGTTCGTGCTCCTTCATGCCGCCCACGTAATAGCCCACGGTGCCAAGCTTGCGCTCGTGGATGCGGCGTTCTAGCTCTTTGAGGTGGCCGCGCCTGTCGCTAAGGATGAGAACGCGACGTGCCGGCTCTTTCTTGAGGGCGGCCGCGAGCTCGTCCATGATGACCTGGTTGCGCGGCGCGTGGTTGCACACGGCCGAGAGCGTCTGTGCCACGTTTCGCTTGCCGTTCCACATCATGCGCTCTTTGCTATACTCAGGGTCGGCGTCGTAGTAGGGCACCATTCGCACTATCATCTGGCTTTCAGTGCGTTTCTTGTTTTGATAGACGGGCTTGCCGAGGTACCACTCGAACACTTTGCGGAGACCGTCCTTGCGGTCGAGCGTGGCCGAAAGGCCGAGAAAGACGCCCGCCGTCACTTTGGGAAGGGCCTGGCTGAAGACCTCGGCCGATAGATGATGGCATTCGTCGCTCACTACCAGTCCGAAGTCTTGAAAGAGCGTCGGCGAGTATGTCTTCATGGCGATGCTCTGCAGGCTAGCCAGGACGATGTCGCAGTCTTCCGTGACGAGCTTCTTTGCTTTGATGACGCCCACTTTTGCGTCCGGCAGAAATTGGCCGATGCGCTCCTTCCATTGATTTATTAGGAACTCTTTGTGGCAGATGACAAGCGTCTTTTTCTTAAGGGCGGCGGCGATGTAGAGCGCGATGACCGTCTTGCCGGCGGCGCATTGGAGCGATATGATGCCGCCCATGCGCACCGGGTCGGTGGCGGCCTCCAAGAAGGCGTTCACGGGCGCTTGCTGTTCGGGGCGGAGTGTGCCGTTGAACGAGAGACGCGGTGCGGCGAGGCCTTTGTGGAGCGTGTCGACGGCGGGGGGACCAAACGTCTCGAAGCCAAAGACGCGCGGCATGTAGAGCTTTTTCGAGCTCTCTTGAAAGACAGGGAACGGCTTTACGAGGTCGGCGCCGGGCGCGGAGGGATTCGTGCGTGGCTTCACCGTGAGCGTCGTCTTGAGCTTCTCGACTAGGGCTTCGTTGTCGGCCTTGTCGATGGCATAGCCGCGCTGAGAGAGATAGGTTCGAGGCATTTTAACCCACTATGCGCGACCCCCTATATCAGGTGCGCATGGGCTTCGTTTTTTCCAGACATAGATATAGTAGTATAGTATGAACGCTATCGATTTCGGGATTTGGCTCTTGGCCCTTGCCGTCTTTAGCTTGGCGTTCTTCGTAGACTTGGAGCGTTTCTCCGCGTTGCGCCGCGACGAGATGCAACTTGTGTTGGGCATGGTGGTGGTCGCGGTGATTTTGTTCGTTGATGCCATCGCCGGTCTGCTGCTTGGCCTGGCGCTGCTCGTGCTCTTTTACCGGACGCACGAGGCGCTCATGGGCGTGCGCGGCGCTGACGGTTGGGCCGGGTCGTTCCGCGACCGCGACCTGATGGTGTCTCTCGAAGACTACGTGACGCCCGCCCACTTGGAGCGGGCACAGAGTAACACTATCGATTCCAACTTGGGCGCCAAGATGATTGGTATCGAGGACCCGTACGGCGGTGCGGTTTACGACGCCCAAGGGGCTTTCATTGGGATGCCCGGCACCAGTGCCATGGACACGCCATATGCGCCCGTTGTCGTGTAGAAAGGGTTGTTTGTTTTTGAACCTGTTTTTGCTTAAAATGAAGGACAACGTCGATGTGCTAGTTGAGCGCCTAACGAAGGAGCTCGAAAGTTTGGCAACGATGAAAGACAAGCGCGAGGGGCTCGTAGGCATCCATGGTGAGGTAGGACAACACTTGAACGCTCTTCGGGCGCGAGAGCACGAGGTCGTGCGTCAAGGCTTGGCGGAGGAGGCCAACGAGATTTTGTTCGCTCACAGCTCGTACGCCGAGCTTCTCAACGAAGGCAGCACGGCGGATGTCATGTACTTGAATATGAAGACATATCTGTTAGGCGTCGTGGACCACCTGCAAGTCTACAAAAAGGAGAAGGAGGCCATGCTGAACAAGTTGCATGACGTCGAGAAGCATCTTAAGACCATGCGTTCTGGTTCGCTAAGTCTTCTAGATTCAACAGGCGCTAGCAAGCGTTCACTGCTGCAAGATGCGCAGAGCGCAGGAAAACCGGCGAAGAAGGGGCGGACGCTCAGGAGCCGCTCTTAGCTTTAAACAACGTTCGGACGGCGCATGTAGATGGTGGTGAACAAGACGAAGATGAGGAGGTTCATGAAGGTCATGAAAATCGTAAGGCCGAGGTAGTAGTTGAACGCCGGCTGCGACATGTTGCCGCGGATGAGCGTGACGTAGACAAGCATGTTCGCCGAGAACGCAAAGGCCACGGCGCCCATGACGGCGATGAAGAGGGTGCGGTCCTTGCTGTAGGCCCATGCAAATAGAAGCGCGACGAAGATACCGAGCGTCATGAGGCCAACGCCGGTCATCACGTTTGCAGCGGAGGACTTTTGCTCGGCCGTCATAAATTGCTCGACAATCGCCTGCTCGCCCTCTTCTTTGGCGCGAGCGGCTTGCTCGGACGGCAGAAGGGGCACCCAAGTTGCAGGCATGCTTGTTGCTTGCTTGTTGCTTGCTTGTTCTCTCTACAAAGAATAGAGATTTGGAATCTGTTGGCTGTTTTTATTGGCTTTTGATGGCGCGGCAATCTGGCAGTAGCAGCAGCTGGGCAAAGGGCCGCGGGCCGCTCATTGTTGTAATCATCGTTCTTTTACTCGCGCTGGTATGGGTTGTTGCCTCCGCGCCATCCGCAGCAACCGCTGGGACGCAAGAAAAGGTGCGCGTTGTTGTGGTGCCGGCGGGTGGCGGCGGCGTTGGGGGTGGAGGCGCCGGTGGCGCTGTGCAAGAAGTGAAGCCAAACAAGTTGCCATCGTATTTCAGCGAGGAGTATCAACAAGTTGGCATTCTCACGTCGCCCACAGAGCGCGAGGGCGGTGACCCCATGATTTTGCCGCTATTCGGACGTCGTATGGAGCGTCATCACCGTTGGCAGTACTACGCCGCAGGCGAGAAGCCGCAGCATTTGTGGCGCGTGGCCGTGCACGTGAATGGACGCGAATGTGAGGAGACGGTGGGGTGCCCCGAGATTCTCAATGGCGACACAGTGAACGTCCCCGTGTATCCCAACCGAACGTTCGTCGCGTCTATGTACAAGCTCGATGCACCCAAGTATTTCGCGGATAGATACTAGGCTTTATAAGTCTAGTTTCAACATCAGGACGTAGAGGACAACTGCTAGAAGGAGCACCCGGGCCGCCGACATGTAGAGCTCGTTGGTGGTGAGGAGGGGGATGCGGGTGCCGAGCATTTGCGATAGCATCGGGTGGAAGATGATGGCGGCGAGGACGGCCGCGATGAGGGCGCGCTTGGCGAGGTCGAACTCGAACATGCCGGACGGCGGGCCTTGTGCATAGTGAGGGTAGTTCATCATGGCGGCCTGTTGGGCGGCAACGTGCGCGGCATGGGCTTGCGCTTGCGCAGGGTGTGCGTGAGGGGCGGCACCGGAAGGACGGTTGTTGGCCGTCGCGGCGGCGACCTCAGCGTCCATCTCTTGGAGGACGTCGCGAATGGTCGGGTCGTCAATCATCTGTTGCTGATGGCTGGACGGAGGGAGGTTTTGGACGGGCGTGCTCATGGGCGGTGTGGCCATAGTGTGAAGAAGAGAGAGGGGCTTTAGTTTAGAATGCCGAAAGAAAATGAAAGGGGATGGACGCGGTAGCGCATGGAATGACGCATGGGCGCATGTTGCATGACGCATGGGGGCATGTTGCATGACGCATGGGGGCATGTTGCATGACGCATGGGGGCATGTTGCATGACGCATGGGGGCATGTTGCATGACGCATGTTGCATTAGGTTGGAATCAATAGTTGTTCGGTCAATTTCTTCTTTTTGCAATCGACCGGATACGGGATGTACTTTACGCACTTGTCACCGACCTTGAACGTCTTATCTTGGATGCTCGCGAGGGGCGCTGCGCGAAGGACGCGGCACTGATTGTCCTCACATACACGCCGGAAGACGCTCGCGAGCCCGAGGCCGAGCAGGATGCTCACACAGATTTGACCGCGCTCGTTGTGTAAAAGACGGTCGACGACCTTGTCCGCAGACGGCAAGAGCTTTGCAAAAAGCATGTTGTGTTGTGAGTGAGTGCGCTTACTATGGTGTCATAAAACATCTCGCGATTAATAATTGAATGGTCTCATAACTGGGTCGAAAAAGACATCATCCTAAGCCGCCAAAGGTTGCGTGACCGCGTCCTTCGTGCATGCCACCGCCTCGACATTGAACTTGTAGCAGTCTCCCGCCAAGTCTTGGTAGATTATTCGGTCCATGTTGTGCGGGTTGGGGTAGGTGTCGACGTACGTCACCGCAGGCTGTATCAGGTAGACGGCGAGCATGCCAACGCCAAACGCGGTTAGAAAGGCCGCCCAATGGAATTGAAAGGTGCGCATGGGTTGTGGGATTCGCTACTACTCTAGTATATGTTTTGTATATATGTCGCGTGCCTTAGATACCGGTCGATTGTCCATGAACTTGAAGAATTCTTCTTTATTATCGGCGTGGAGAAGCCCCGCTTGCGCCTCGAACTGGCGGCGCGCGGCCTCGAGGGCCATGCGCGGCTGATTGTACTTTTGCTCGTAGCGGTCCTCTAGAATACGGTTCGATTGGTCGTTGTTGCGGCAGTCTTGGCGCCATTGGTCGTAATAATACTTGAGCGTCTTTGGAGACGTCTCGGTGGGGGCCACCGCCGTCGCTATGAATTGCTTCACGAATGTGTGCAGCGATGATGTGGGAGGCTTCTTGTCTTTCATGTGTGGCTTCTATTACTTACTGATGGATGCCGAAAAAGAAAGGAGGAGATTGTGCGCTTTCAGGCTTAGGCAAAGGGGCTCGCCGGCCAGACGGCCTCACTCGGGTGAGCGAGGCCAGTGGGCAGGTCGCGGAGGGCTTGGCGGTACTCGCGGACGGCCGATTGGGCGGTCTCGCTCAGGGGAGAGTCGATGGTCATGGCCCAGTCTGTCTCCGCCAGGCGGCGCGTGCGGTCCGCGCGGAAGGACGCCCACTGTTGCTCGAGTTTGACCGCCGTCTTTGCGGGGTCCTCCTCGAATGTGTAGGTGGTGATGGTTGTTGTGGTGGATGTCTCGTCGTCCATTTGTTCAGTGTGGTCAGTTTGTGTGGCGACCGCCTTGATGACGTCCTTGTCCATGCCATCGGGCACTTGGACGTGGACCGTCACTTCCGGCCAGCCCCACGGGCCCCCATACTTGGCCTGATTTGGGGCCTCGTCCTCGTAGAAGGTCGCGATGTTGTGGGTGGCACGCTCTATAATCGCAATAGTAGGCATTTTGGTTGCGCTCTCTGATTATTGGGTGCAATTAATTCTTTAGATGGCCGCAAAAAATGGAAGCATAGAAACAGGACGCGGTGGGAATAGAGAGACCATGAGCGCCGCCGCCACTCCGCCCGTGACAGGCGGTCCCTTGGAGAACGACCTACAGCGGAAGTTCGCGATGGACATGCATGTAGCCGGTTTCATTGTGAACTGGATGACGTTCATGGACGGCACAAGGACGCCGAGCGTCTATGGGAGCCATTGGATGATTCGAGAGGCGACGGACTTGCAGCTCCGCTTTCGTAGCTTTGGCGACAACACTGTGGCTTGGCCTGTGGTGGCTTAAAGAATGGATGAGTGATGAGTGGTAAGAGAAGGAGAAGATGGCACAAATGGACCCCGTTATTCAGACGCTCGTTGCGCATGGCTGCGGAGCGCCGATGTTCTCGTTGTCGGGCATGAACACTTGGGCGCGGGTGACAAGCGTTTACGACGGCGACACTGTGACGCTCGCGGTGCCCATTTTTGGAAGTGTCTATCGCTTTTCCATGCGTGTAAATGGCATTGATACGCCAGAGATAAAGAGCAAGTTGCCCGAGAATAGGCTACAGGCTGTGCGTGCGCGCAACCGACTGCTTCAACTTGTCGGGTTGTCGGCCTTGACGTCTGTTGGCCTTGACAATGATATGAAAAAGAAGGATATTGACGTCATGCTTGTGGCCCAACCGTGCATAGTTTGGGCGGAGTGTGGTGAGAATGATAAGTATGGTCGCGTGTTGTGCACTCTGTACAAGGACCCCATGAAGACGGAGAGCTTTGCAGAAGTTTTGTTGCGCGAGAAGCTTGCTTATGCATATGGCGGCGGAACAAAGTTGAAAGAGGAGGAACAGCTCAACCACGCGTAGCCGGCCAAGTAAGGGTGTCGTCGAAGAGGGACTTGAACTGCTGCGAGACGGTGCGGTCCGGGTTCAATTGCTCCGAATACAGAGAGCGCGGCACCATGACAACCTTTGTTTTTTGCTTCGGGCACTGCTGTGTTTGATTGTAATAGCCCTGCATGACCATGACCACGCCTACAAAGAGCACAAACACCGCGACTGCTTTCATCTGTTTACTTGCAGTCTCCTTGCTCACAGACGAGATTTCTTATTTTGAAACATGTTAAAAATAAGGGGCTGTTTAATTATTTATTTACGGCGTGGATGTGGGCTCTTGGACGGTCTCAGCTAGGACGGTCTCAGGGACGGGCGCTTGAACGGTCTCAATGACGGTCTCCGGGACCGGCTCATTCGTTAGCTCCTCTTGGAGTGCGGCGGGCGCAGCAAACTCAGACTTGTAGTGAGGGTTATCGTGGTGGCCATCGAGCTCGTCTTGAAGAGTGGCGGATGCGTCGACAGCTTTGGCGGAGGCGTCGAGGGTGGCTTTGGCGGCTGTGTCGAGGGCGGCGGCCGCGGCGCTTGCGGTCTCCTCCTCGCGGCGCTTCAGCCAGGCGTCGCGCTCCTCCATGGCGTTCGTGACCTTGTCTTGCTTGCGCTCCTCGTAGTGCTGGTCGCGCATATTCATGTTTTTGTTGTACTCGGACATGAGCGTGTTCAGTTGCTCGGCGCCCGTGTACTTTTGCTCCGCGACTTGGTCAGCGCGAGGGTCCCAAGGGACCCAGCAGCCGACTTGGGCCACGAAGATGTTGTGCTTGTCGCCCATGCGCTTGAGGACTTGTGCGCGGATTTCGGCCTCCTTGATGGTGTCAAACACGCCGCGCACCTTGAAGCCGCGGACGGTCGTACGGAACTCGTTGGCGCGGTGGAACTCGTCCTCGATGTCCGCCGAGTGGACGCTCTTGAAGAAGCGGTATTGCTCCTGCAGCTCGCCGGCCTCGAACAGGTGTGCGTTGGTCTCGCGAATGGCCGAAAGACGGTCGGCGGCGTCGGGGTGGATGGTCTTGAGGTTCGTCAGGAGGAACTCGAGTTGCTTCGTCGCGTCCTCTAGGAATTTGCTGATGTAGAAGACCTCCTTGTTGGCAAGGACGTCCTCAGGCGAGAGGAAAGAGACGCATGCGTAGTTTTGGTTACGAAGAGGGGCGTCCTCGTCGAGGTAGTCGATGGGTTGCTCGGGGGTGGGAACGGCCGACATGTTGTGGGAGCGGGGTGTGTAGCTGGTGGCTCTGACTAATTGTAAGATGGCGCGAGTTCTCTAAATGGTTTTTTCTTTGGCTGTAGATAGATAGCTTGCTGCTATAAAATACAAAATGAGCTACACGCTGAACTTCGAAGAGATGGTGTCGCGCATCGTCAAGTACCTGCTGGAGGGTCTGGTGGTGGGCATCGTTGCGTTCGTGCTGCCGAGCAAGGGCATGAACCTGGGCGAGGCCGCTGTTATCGCCCTGGTCGCGGCGTCGATGTTCGCGCTGCTGGACCTGCTATCGCCGTCCATCGGTGCCAGCTTCCGCCAAGGCGCGGGCATGGGCCTGGGCTTCGGTCTGGTTGGCTTCCCTTGAGTGCTAGGTGTGTATGTGCTCTGCTAGGTGAGTCGGGTATGTTGTTTTTCAAATGATGCTTTGATATAAAGCAGAGGGTGTAAAATATGGCAAGCGAAGTAAAAATGAGCAGCGAGAGCTCTTTTAGGCGCGCGGTAAATTTCGTTATTACAGGCGGTCAAGTGTCGGCGTCTTTGACGGCAATGATGGCGGTGGCGTTCTTGCCGGTGAAAACCTACTTGGACGTCGAGTCCATTCAAAAAGAGCAAGAGAAGATGCAAATCGAGCAGACACAGATGAAGGCCGATGTCGTGTCTATTCAACGTGATGTGACCGCCATTCTTGCCAAAGTCAGCGAACGGCGGCGCGGGTGGTTTTCATAGTAGCTCTGGGGCTGCATCATCTTGTACAAGACGCTTACGCTTGAGTTGAATGGGAAGAGGTCCAATGAACGCTGGTCCCGGAGTGTAGTTTTTATGATTGGCTTGAGCGATGGGGTTACTCCACTCAAGGTTTTCAGGACGGTTGTTTTGAATGTTGCGGTCTTTGTGGTTGACACTGATATTTACGCCTGGTGGAGCAGGACCGTGAAATGTATGGCAAACGAGCGTATGTATTTTCTTGAAGATGCGCTTCGATTTGAACGATAGCTGAGTCATGAAGTAACCACCGTCGGACATGATTCCAAATGTAACTACACGATTCGTTTTGAGACGTCCAAAGTTGCTGACCCACACATCTTGAATAAGGTCGGGGAAGTTTGTCACTTTTCTCCACACCTCTCCCACCGCGTCCATATCAGCATACTCGAACCGCCATCCGTTCACCGTTCCGCCTTCTTTAGCGGCCTTTGAGATGACGCCAGAGTTGGGGTGTTCATTGCAAATGTGACGAGCGGCCTTTATGATAGTAGAAAACTCAATAGATTCACCAGCTTCGTTTGTCCCAATGACGATTTTTCCTCTTTTATCCGCGCATGCAGCGCTCGAGTGCGGATTGCAGCGTCGAGTGTGACGGCGATGCACAGTCGGGGTAAGGAAACGTAGATTCTCGAGGCGGTTGTCAAAGCCGTTCTCATTGATGTGGTCCACCTCTAAGCCGTCCCCTGATTGACCCGTAAATGCCTCGAGAAGAAGCCGATGAACACGTTTGTATTGATAGTCACCGTTCTTATCGACTATGCGAATTCTATAGTAACCATTGGATTCGGTTCCTTGCGTTATTTCGCCGTTCTGCAATAACACCGTGCCGTCACGGAAAAATGTGTATTTTGGAAACTCAGGATGAATGGCGCTTTCCATCGTGTCGATGTGGTTAATGTGTATATGACGACGTAGTGCATGTGCCGTATCCTTTTTTGGGATTTGTGTTGGAGGGAGCCAGGCCCAAACTAGGACCCAATGCCGTCCGATGCACAGCCGTCCAACGCAAGGCCGTCCAAGGGAATTGTGCCAGGACTTGGGCCAGGCCATCCATAGCAAAAAATGATTATGGCTCTCACACAAGGTTGTCAAATAATCACAATCCCTTCCGCAATCACTATCAAAATGGCTCTCGAGTTCCGCCCCAAGACGGCCCCTCTTCAGATTCAACTCACCAGCGACGAAGCTTGGAAGGACGTTACCTTCGGCAACACTACATATCAGGTCTCTAGCAATGGACGCTTCCGCCGTCCTTCCGGAGTTACGAACATCGGTACCGCCATGAGCGGCAAGAAGTGCCGGTATGTCACGATGACTTACAAGGACGCCAAGAATATGACTCATTCGAAGCGCGCTTACATCCATCGTCTGATGTGGGAGGCGTTCAACGGTCCTATTCCGGATGGGCATTTCGTGATGCACAAGACGGATGCTCCGCTTCTTCCGGACGGGAGCCATCGCAGCTGGCTGGGCGACCTTTGGGTAGGTCTTCCTGGAACGACGGCGGCCGTCCAAGAGGAGGATGCCGTTCTTGAGGAGGGTGGTCATGATGAAGATGGCGAGCAGGACGGCGAGCAGCAGGACGGCCAGAACATCATTACGACGGTCATCGAGAGCCGTCCCCGTCACGCCGCGACCGCGAAGGAGCACAAGACGCCGGTTGGCTTCTGGATTCAAAAGGCAGCCGGTGGCAAAGGGGCGGCGGCGGTCGTCGACATCAAGCGCGCGGTCAAGAACGGTACCCACCTGCAGTGGAAGTCGCCATCTTCGCTGGTTCTAGGACTGGAGGTCAAGATAGAAGTCGCCAAGAAGATGGTAAGGTGGGTTCTGGCTCGTCACCCCGATGTTGCCAAGTTCGTCGATTGCGACGGCTGCAAGGAGAACGTCGAAGGTTTGACCGAAGACGACCTGGCGTTCTACAACAACTTTACTTTCCGCGAGAAGGACGACCCGTTCCGGGACAAGACGAAGGAAGAAGAGAAGACGAAGCGGCGCACCGTTCTTCCGCCGGTGGAGAGCGGTATTACGGGCGAGATGATGCCCAAGTTCTGCTCGTATCGCGCAAGCACCGAGATTCATGGTGAGAAGTTCTTAATCGAGAATCACCCCAACATGACCCAGCGGACGTGGTCGACACCAACCTCTCACAAGTACACAACGAAACAAAAGTATGACCTGATGATGGTGCGCCTTGGTGAGCTTAATATTGGCAAGGACGATGAAATTATTAATGAAGTGGTGGAGGATGATGCCTACGCTCGGAAGCTGAAAGAGGTCAAGGACGCTGCCGCGGCCAGCAAGGTGGCGGCCGGTGCGAACGGTGCGCCTGATGGCCACAACATCGTGAAGATGCACTACAAGGCCGCCCCGAAGCCCAAGGTCGTATACGCAAGGCCGTCCATTCAAAACGTAGCGAAGGACTCGCAGCACAAGGCCAACATCGCTCTCTCCAATGTGCGTCTCAAGCGGGCGAGGTCGGGAATGACGGACGCCATCATCGACAAGGTCCGGGAGCTGATTGCTGCGAAGAAATCCAACAAGGAAGTGGAGGAAAAGCTCGGCCTGACGCGCGCAGTGGTGTCGCGAATCAAGAACGGCAACATGATTAAGGAGTCCGAGATGATGGAGGTCGGCGAAGAACGGTACAAGGTGCCAGGCGAGCTTGTGGTTGCTCTCCCCAATGGCGCAAAGCGCCGCAAGATATCCGCGGACAAGCACATGGAGGTCATCAAGTACGTTTACGAGCATCCCATGGGCATCGTCGAGCTCGAGGAGAAGGCGAAGGAGCTCTTCGACATTGACATTTCACACGAGGTGTCCAAGAATCTCCTCAAGGGCTGCACCATGTTGACCGAGGTCGAGTTTCCGGTCGCAAACACGACATGGGACGAGTACAACCGTCTCATCGACGCCATCAAAGTTCGCAACTACCGCGCACTCGCGCTCGCTTACCGGGGTTAATTGGGGGGATAATATGGGATGAATGGGTGGTCTCGACCGTTCTTTTTGCCTTGCTGGTTGATTGTAAGTAATCATGGCGCCAGCATGCTAGATTCGAGGCGAATGGGTGGTCTTGACCGTTCTTTTTTGCCTTTCTGGTCTATTGTAAGTAAACAAATAATCATGTCGTCTGTATGCTAGATTCGAGGTGAATGGGTGGTCTCGGCCGTTCTTTTTGCCTTGCTGGTTCATTAGATAATCATGGCGCCTGCATGCTAGATTCGAAGCGAGTGAATAGTAAATATTCAAAGGAAGTAAAAATGATTTGCAGTGTGCGTTTTTGAGACAGATTTTGTGATTTCCGCACCACTCTAGTTTGAGTAGGCCAATCCGCCCATCCCACTCAAAATTCTCAGTACATTGTAGTTAGTAGCGAACACCTTCGCCGTGGCCGCGGGTGCGTTGGCCAGGCGCTCCAGCTTTAGGCTGGCAGTGTCAATGCGCGACATGTTCAGGGTGCCGGAGGGTTGGTGCTCCTCGGGCTTCAGGGCGAACGAGTACACGTAGATGTTCTTGCCGATGGGCACGTTCTCGTGGTGTTGGAAAGGTTGGACCAGCTCGAAGTAAGCGGCCGGGCGGGTGGCAAACCGGTCGTGGCCGTTCAGTTGCAGCTTGGCGGCCTCCATGGTGCCCGAGTACTCCAGCTTCTCGTCGCCGGCAGCCTTCAGGACCCACACGAGCTCCTTCACAGGATGATTAAAACTTAGTTTTATGTTACCAAGAGTGGTCTCGTCACCTGTGAATTGAAGCTGGTCAATTAGATATTCGTGACTCATTTGGCTGAATCTGCGTCTCTCGTCCGTATCGAGGAAAACATAATCCACCCACAGACGCGCGTCCATGTTTGCGCCATCGACGGCAGCGGTGGCATCGGAAACCTTGCCGATGTCCTCGAACTCAATGTTGACCTTGACATCGTGGTATTGCAGGGCAATCAGGGGCAGGGCCAGGCCGGGGTTGCGGCAGAACCAGAACTCCAGGGGCACGTAGACGGTGTTCTTGGCCAGGCCACCCTCGCCGGTCAGGGCGGAGTAACCGGCTTGCTTGCCCATGGGCAGGGACAGCTCGTTCCAGATGTGCATCCACTCACCGTAGTGCTTGTCAATCTTCTGGCCACCAATCTCCAGCTCGACCGACTTAATCAGGGCCAGACCGGCCTTGTCGACGTAAGACTTTCCGGCCGCCAGCTCGGGCAGCTCGACTTGCAGCCACATGCGGTGAATCAGGTCACCGTTGCGGGAGATTTGGGCGGTGACGCGCGAGCCGAAGCGGGGGGAGCCGTTGAACGATTGCTCAATGGCCTCCATCGCGAAGTTGGTGTGGCGGCGGTACACGACCTTCCAGAAGGTGATTTGGGGGTTGCCCGTCAGGTAGACATCTTGGGCACCGTAAGCGACTAGTTGCAGAAGACCACCGCCCATTTTTGACGAGGTAAAGACTTGGTTGTACTCTCTCCGGAGAAAATAAATTTGGGCGGGGTCGGAAGGGAGGGCCGGAAGGGAGGAGGAAACTCTAGCTTCTCCGATTGGAGGGGGTGTAGTTAGCTAACTACACCCCCTCTGTGTTAATTTTGTACGTATTTGAATCACAAGTACTCGAGGAAAAAAGACATACACATTAACTCATTATTGGTAATCCACGCGAAGAAAGGGCTACCAATATTGTATTGATAACTTCAGCCATACAAAATGCAGGTGCTTGTGGTCGATATCGAACAAATATGCAATCTAACTGTTGTTCGATGTATTTCTGCCGAGCCATGTCGGCCTCAAAGCGTATACTTGAGTGAGTATATTCTTCATCGCATTCAACAGCCACTCTTTGTACAGGAAAGTAGAGGTCGATGATATACCGATGGTCTCCTTCAATACTGTATTGTGGTATCATTTTTATGCCGTGAAATGCACGCATTATGTAATCAACAGTTTCAGTTTCAACAGGTAGTAATTTTGTATTCGACACATCAATATGAAAACGCCGAGCTAGCTCAGTCGCTCGTACTTTTCTAGAACGCAGTAGAAGCAACTTTAAACAATCGAAAGACACACACGTTACACATCTGTTCTTATCAAGCACGACGCTTTTTGTTCCCGATGGGGGAAGCTTGTGTATTGCCATACGGATGTTTGATGAGATATCAAGGTCGCGTGCACAAAACCAGGTCGCTCCATTGTCGTCAACATGCGTCCTTATCCCCAACGAGGTTGCTATTGATTGTTGGGTCTCCATTTGTATAACCGCATAGGCCTAGTTTATGTATTACCCTCTTAAGTGCTGAGGGGGAAAAGGACTTAAGAGCGTCGCAATACAAATATAAAATGGCGGGCCCTCACGTGTCTGATGCGGCTCTTCGTGATATGCTCGACACACTGCGCAACGATGTGGTGGCTTTCAAGCTCGTAGAAAACCACATCAAGAGAAACAAGATGAACAAAATTGTCGACCGCCTATGCTGGCACATTTGTTCTCAGGAAGTGAAGGACGTAAAGAAGATAATTGACAAGATAAATGAAGAAGGTGATGAGGAAACTGAGGCAATCCCACTGACACAGGAAGAGTGGGAAACCATCGTGCACCCATCCGGCGACTGGTGCCTATACATGACGTTTGACGAGAGGGCTTTTCAAGAAAATGAGTCGAAAGCTTACGAACACATCAGATCATGTGTGAGCGACGAAAAGAATAAAAACCTAAAACAGTCTCATGCTCAAATTGAGCTAACCATTCGCCGCGGTGAACGGTTCACGGCAACAACCACTCTTCGAGAGGTGCTAGAGCGCATTAAGAGCGGTCTGGTTTACGGATACTACGAAGGAATCGTACCATCGGCTCAAGACCACTTTCTGTACTCCGACAACTTCAATGACATTCCAATCTACAAGCTTCAAACGGGCACTTGATGATATGCTATATCATCTATGAAATTTTTGTACCCTCGTTTTTGTAGGATTGATTGTGAACACATAATCATGCCCGCCACCCTCCGAGAGCTTCACAGTGCGTTGACACGCGAACAATGTCGCGCGCTCATGTCGGACACCCGCCCCAAGGTCATCAATCCACTGACAGGTCGTCAGATTGAGCGCTTCAAGGCATTGCACACTAAACTCGTAAAGGCGTGCAAAGGCCGTTATGCCTCTTTGGAAGCCGCGCATGTTGCGCATGTTGCGCATGCTACGCATGTTGCGCATGCTACGCATGAACAAGACCAGGTTCCGCCTCACCGCCCGGAACCTCGTCGTGTCCATGCGCGTGTAGGCACCGCCACCCAAGCTGTCCAAGCCACGCGTACCCAAGCTACCCAAGCCACTCGGACACAATCCCCACACGCCCCACCGACGATACACTCGCCTGTTCTACGAGCTATGGAGCAATCCCGTGAACAATTCACACGAATCGAGGCTGTCTTGCGCGACCATTTGCGAGCCATAACAGAACTTGGCGGCCGTCTTCCAGCGAATCGCAGAGACTCACCTGTCCACGCTCAAGAGTTGCACCGGCAAGCAGCCATGATTCAAGGTATGCAAGAATCGTTAACACGGCATGCAGAATCCAACGAGCAATGCCGTGTTCATCTTGCACAATCAGAGGGCCTTGTCGACACGTTAAACCAATCCATCGTCGATTTGCAAGCAGAAAAAGTTACACTCGGCCGCCAACTACGCGATTGCCGACGCGAGTGCGAGGTAAACCGTTCGCAGGACGAGACGGCTCGCCAGTTCCAAGCTCGCCTCGACAACTGCAACGCGACCTTGTTGAGACGCGAAGAACAACTAAATAATGAGGCGCGGCGCATTGAACAACTTCAACGCAACTATGCGATTATCGAGCAAGACCGCGATGTATTGCAAGACCAGCTGGTGAAACTGCACAGCCAATATGCAAAAACGATGAAACAATATGCACAGGCTGCAAGCGACGTTGAAGAGCGCAACGAAATCATTCAGTTAATGCAAGTTCACATCGATGAGTTGTCATTCGCCGCCGCTTGGCCGTCCCCGTCCAAAAAGAGTGTATCTGTTACCCGTTCCGCTTCGTCGAACTCGTCGAGTAAGTCGAAATCAAAATCTAGCAGTAAACATGATTCCCCGCCGGCACCTGCCCCGATGGCCTCTGTCTCAACAGCGAAAACGCGCTCCCCATCGGTAACCGCGGCTTCTTCACCTACATCTGCACCAGCGGCGGGAGCATCAGCATCGCCCTCCACCTTTCCTCAAGCAAAGCCCGCATCGGCACCGCTTCCAAAACGCATGCGTAGCAAGACCTTGTCAAAGGAAGTGGATAAGAAACGCGCAAGAGCGAATCCACCCTCCTCACATGCGAATGCTGAGACTGAGGCTGAGATGCCATCTGCGCACCCCCGTCATGCACGGGTCAAGCGCCAACGGAGCACAAACGTCTCCAGAGAGGGCAAGAAGCGCACCAAGGCGAATCCCAATGAAGTTTTGCCGCCCTCTCCCGAAGCTTCGCCGCCTCGGCGCCCGAGAATCAAGCGCCAACGGAGCACAAACATTTCCAAGGAGGACAAAAAGCGTGCAAGGGCGAACCCGTACTCGCCTGTCGAGAGCCCGCCCGCCGCGCCCGCACGGTCGTCCCGTCGCGCAGGATTGCGACCGAATCCGAAAAAGAACCCAAAATATATGTAAATTGTTAAGAGATAAGCATAGTCAGTATTCTTTCTCCTAATGGCGCTAATGTAGGTCTTGCTTTTGGTGTCAATAACGGCGAGTCGGCTCTTTTCCTTCGATGCCAGTTATGTTAATCAAACGAGCATTTAAAGACCCACACACTCATTTTTGTATTCGCATGCTCAAAGAGAAATCGGGGAAGAAGAGGTTGCCATCCACAGAGACCTCCAAGGAAGTGACGTTGGATGCGCGGCATCAACAATTTGTGGACAATGTGGTGGACAAGTGTGCAACCCTTGAAGCAAAGAGAGCGGAGCGAGAGTTTGCTTTATCAAACCTGACAGAATGGAGGCAAGTCATTCACGAGACGGCACAGGGCGGTGGGCCAGGTGGGGCAGGCAGCGGCGGCAACAACACCGAAAACAAAGGCAGCTACAACACGGCCTGGTCCAGCAATCTGTACTGGAGCGACCAATACCAGACCCTCAACAAAGTCATACAGCGCCTCGAGAGCGCCGAGGAGGAAATTGAGTACTACGAGAACACCGGCGAGATTCTGTTCGAGTACTACAACTTGTTGGACAAGCAAGACGCCTGCATGGCGCCGCCCGTCCTTCAGCCCACCATGCCGTCTTCGCGTGCACCGCTGCGGGGTCGCAAGAAGCACAACGTGGTCGTGGCGACTCGCAGCATTCTCGAGGCACTCACGGGCGTCGCGCCGGCGGCCGCCAACGAGTCGCCCTATCAAGACACAAACACGTCCTTCACCGCGCGCACAGCAGAGGCGCCCAATCCGGACCGCCAACTCGGCGACCGTGAGCGGCCGCAAGGTGACAAGCGGGCCCTCGTGGAGGCCTATCTGTCGCGTGTGGACCCGACGTTCGTGCCGTCCAACGACTCGAGCGCCGCCATAGGGTGCTGCCCCGATTGCAAAATACCGTTCATGACGTATTTGCAAGAGGGCATCATGGTGTGCACCGAGTGTGGGCACCAAGAAATCATGCTCGTGGAGCAAAACAAGCCCATACACCGACAACCGACGAAAGAGACCAGCCACTTCTCGTACAAGCGCATTAATCACTTCAACGAGTGGCTTTCGCAATGCCAAGGGCAAGAGAGCACCGACATTAGTGACGAGATATTCGAGCGGATTCTCGCCGAGATACGCAAAGAAAAGATAGATGTGACGCGCATGACCTATTACAAGATACGCGAGATTCTGAAGAAACTCAAACTGAACAAGTACTATGAACATGGACACTACATCATTTATCGGATAAATGGCATTCCGGCGCCCAAGTTTAGCCAGGAGCTCGAAGAAAAGTTAAGAAGTATGTTCAAAGACATACAGGCGCCGTTTCTAAAGCACTGTCCTATACATAGAAGTAACTTTCTATCATATTCATTCGTTTTGCATAAGTTTCTTCAGCTACTTGGCAAAGACGAGTTTCTCAATCACTTTACACTTCTAAAAAGTAGAGAAAAACTGCACCAACAGGACTTGGTTTGGAGAAAAATATGCGACGAACTCGGCTGGCAGTTCATCCAAAGTGTATAGAAGTAACTTTCGACTTCACTCGTCCACTTCAGCATCAAGCCCCCTCGCCATCAACCTCCTCGGCGTCGGCCTCCTCGGCATCGACAATGCGATACATGTAGCCATTCACAGTTCGCTTGGTCGAGATGGCCAAGCTCATAGAAGGCACCGACATCCCGCACTCGTGTGCGGCGTGAGTAATCGAATCGAACGTCTCAATCACCTCCTTGGACGCCGCATTTACTTGTTCAACCGCCTTGCGTTTTTTCGTCTTTGAGTTGCGGCCAACCGCCTCGGCGCCCTTCAAACAGACGCCGAAATACCCAGCTGAAAGATGCACAGCGGAGCCCGTGTGAACCATCGTCGAAAAGCACTCCTTCTTGAAGAAAGTCCGCAGCTGTTTTTTATCACCCGACGTCAATTGATAGTCGGGTGAGCCCTTCCCTTTCATCCACTCCGTGAACTTCTCGTGCAGCTGTTTGATGGCCATGCGTCCAGTCACTTGTCGCACGCAGTTTTGATTGACAAACTCCTGAAGGACGGCCGACGTCCCGTTCATGTCGAAGGGCGGTAGGGGAATCATGCGAAGACCAGCATATGCAACGACGCTCTCGCCCGTCCCGGGAGTGAATAGCTGGGTTTTCTTGAACGTGTGCGTCTTGAGAAACGTCTTTAACTCAGCACAAGCAGTCTTGGACGTCTCTCGGTTCCAAAGACGGTAACGTGCGACAATCTCGACAAAGGGCGTCGCTGCGTTCTTCGCCGCCTCAGCGTCCTTTGCCGTCTTACTCGTGTCCACCGTCTCAAAGCACTCCTTAAAGAACTTTTCGATACGAGCGTCTTGGTTTTGGCGTCTTGGCGCATCAATCTTATTTTGCCATTCATCGACCATGCTCTTAAGGACGTCGAGCTCAATATGCAATAAGTTTGAACCCGTAATGCGTTCAGATGATAGCTGATGGATGAGCACAGTTAAAAGAACTTTAGCGTCCGAACAAGAACGCTTGTACACTGTGTCGGTGTCATCTGTTTCCGTCAACCGAAACACATTTTCGAGTTCTTTGCACTTCACGATGTAAACGTATTGTTCAGCCATTTGCAACAGAATGAGGTAATGGTGGAGATGGTGAGCGTTCTTCATTTTTTAATGCCTGCGTCGCAAGCGGTGCTTGGCCCAACAACATTTATTTTTTGGCCGGGCCACTTCGACCAATTCGCTTTCCTCCAGCAAACCCGAGCGTAGCCAATCGGTCTACATATGCCCGCGGGAAAGGCGGGTTCGTAATCCGGGAAATCAAGTTTTCTCTCAAAAGAGCGTATTCGGCGCTTGTCAGTGTGTCCACCTTTGGCATTTTCTTCTGCCGAGAGACGGATATACGACCAGTTGACAATGTGGGCGATAAGAGCCGATTGTCATGCACATAGATGCTACGCTTCCGGGTTGCTTCACCTACATCACGTTTAACAGTAGCAATAGGCGTTGGCGTTGGCGTTGGCGTTGGTATTGGCATCTTTTGTGGAGACGGTGTCTTTTGCTTTTGAACAACTGGTTGAACCTTCGGCTTGTTAGACCGGAAGAACGTATCAATGCGGCGTTGCCCTTTAGGGACAACACTTGACACAATCTTCGAAGGCGACCGGCCCGGCGGCGAAGAAGAACGGTCCGACTTTTGACTCGACATACTAATGATAGAGCCGTCTTTTCTTTTCTCTACATCACATGTGAATCAATCAAAATACGCATTTCTACACCGACCCCGTCACATTTATCAGCCCACGACAACTTTTACGTACAGTAAAAAGAAGAGGAGGACCGCCTGAGAAGCATGGCGCTCACATGCCTAGAGAGCGACGTGGTCAAGCTGCGCCCCGAACAAAAGGCCGTCGCGTCCTATCTGCTTGACAACCACGGCATTCTTGCCATTCACAGCACAGGCACCGGAAAGACGCTCACATCTGCGGCCGCCGCGGCGTGCCTGGTCATGTCCGGGCAGGTCGAGCACGTGGTCGTCCTTGCAAAAAAGTCCGCGCTCTCGCAGTTTGAAGCCGAGGTCCGACGTTACTGGGGCAACCGCGCCACCATCCCCCAAGACGCCCTCATATGTACGACCCACCAACAGTTCTTTACCAAGAACGCCAAAGACGTTATACCGTCCAAGACGTTCATGATAGTCGACGAGGCCCACGAATTCACCAATCCGCTCGCCGCCGGCACCAAACGCATCCTGAAGTTTTCGCAAGCATGCCACCGCATTCTCCTCCTAACGGCCACGCCCATTGTTAACACGTCCTACGACCTCGCGCCTCTCATCGCCATGGTCCGCGGAGAACCCGTGTTGGCCCGCGCGGCCTTCGAAGAGATGCTCGCAAAACCTTCAGCCTTCAAAAAGTTCTTCAAGGGCGCCGTTCACGTCAACATGATAGACAAAAACACCGACCCGCACTACCCGCACGTCAAGGTGCATCAAGTGGCGATTCCCATGGGACCGTCCACCGCAAAGCAATACGCCGTAGAGGCGAAGAAACACATGCCGTTCGACATCAACCTGCGGCAACTCTCACTCGGTCATGGTGAGTGTGAAAAGTGCGCATGGCTGATGCAGCACATAAAATCATGGATTGCCCGCGGCGAAGGCAAGATTCTCATTTACACGGCCTTCCTAGGACGGGGCAGCGTCCTTCTCACCAAGCTCCTCAAAGAGAGCGGCATCAACACACTTCTCATAGACAGCAAGGCCAACGGCGGCGTTCGCCATAAAGCCGCGCTTTTGTTCAACAAAAACACCGAGCCCGATGCGGACGAAGAACGTGACTTGCGTGCCCTCGTGAAGTCGCAGTCGAGAACGAAAGTGGGGACGCGGTGCGGCGAGGACAACGTCATGCTCGTGCGGGAAAGCGAGCCCGTCCCTCCCCAAAAGGGCGAAAAGCTGGGCTTTAAGTTTTCATGGGAGTCGCCGGACGGCAAGCCGAAAAAGCTCAGCACAGCCGAGCAGGCCTACGTTGACAAGCTCGTCACACTCTTTTTCCCCCGCGGCGCCAGGGGCGCGCGGGCAACCGGGCGCGTCGCTTCTCGGCGCGTCCGTTTGAACCGGGCAGCTGGCGCCCACACCTTTTGCGCGGCCGCAGCCGCGTGGCCCGCTGCCGCCCCTCTTTCTGCTCCATTCCACGGCGCGCGTCTTGCTTGCTGCATGGCCA